GGTGGTCACCTTCACCGGCCTGGCCTCCCTGCTCATCGGCATCGGCATCGGCGGCAGCGGCGAGGGCGCCGAGGCCACCACCGACACCAGCCCACCTGCGACCGTGGTCACCGTCGCCGACGTCCCGGACGTCTGCCTCGAGGCCCTGGACAACGCCGAGGACCTGATGGGGTTCAGCGCCGACTTCGCCGACATCGCCGCCGAAATGCCCATGATGATCTACGACGGGATCGAGGCTGGGATGGCCTACGACGCTGCAGCGGTCGAGGACCTGACCGACAAGCTGAACACGATCACTGCGGACGTGGAAGAGCTGACCGAGCAGATCGGCTCATCTGACTACCGGGACAACGCTGCCCAGTGCCGCGACGCGGCCGGCTGACCCTGAATCCCGGGCACGACGAAGGAGCCCTCCCGGGCTGTCACCCGGGAGGGCTCCCATCACTCCGCCGCGCACCGCAGGGTGCAACGGAACGGCCGTTCGGTTATAGGTCAGGCCGCAACCGCCAACCAACGTTGGGTCAGGGGCGGAAGTCGCCCTTGTCGGCGTTCGGCGGGCGCGGGTCCTCACTGTTGTTGCCGTTGCCGGCCTTGTTGACGCACATCCATCCGCCGTCGGACGGGTTGACTGCGGCCTCCTGGCCGGGTGGGCAGGTGATCGGGTCGGCGTGGGCCGGGCTGGCCGCGGCGCCGACGCCGGCGGCGACCAGCGCCACGATGATGAGCAGCTTACGCATAATGCTCTCCTCTGTTCAGGTCTATTATCTCGCGCGCGGCCGACGCTGGGAGCCGCCCGGCTAGGTCATTCCCAGTACCAGCGCCACGGCCAGTAGGTCATGTGAGGCACCAGCCACACCGTGAGCACCACCAGCACGGTGGTGAACGTGGCCACCGCCCACCGCCGCCGTGGCCGCGGTGGGTTCACCCCGAGCTGCCGTCTGGTCCACTCGCTCAGCGTGCCACCCCGGCCGGGGTCCACCAGTGCGACCGTCTGGGCGAAGACGAACCCGCCGGTGAGCACGGTCAGCCACGCTAGCCAGAACCAGGTCAACCAGCCCGGGTCAGTCACGTCGGCGCCTCGTTGGCCGGCGCCAGGTAGGTCGACAGTGATGCCGCTACCAGCACGATCAGCCCGGCCACCTCCGGCGCCAGCTCCACCCCGGCCATCCGTGCAACCGCAACCACCGCGGTGGCGGTGAGCCCGCCCAGGATCGCCGCGACCAGCTTGCGTATCCGTCTCATGCCCTAGTCCTCTCGCTCAGCCGCACCTTGCCGGCGGCCGTCACGACTGCCTGGCGTGCGATGTACCGGTCCCTGCTCGCCTGCACGCATCTCCGGCACACCCGTCCACCGCGCGGAGGCATGTACGTGTTGGCCGCGTCGAACGGGTGCCCCCGCTGGCAGTGCGTCACGCCGGTGTACTGATTGGTCACCCTGCCTTTGCTGGCGCGGTCTCTCTGGTTGTCAGCAGGGGTTCCGGCGAACAGGTGCCTTGGGTTGCAGCAGGGGGGGTTGTCGCACCGGTGGCAGATATAGAGCTGATCTGGGATCGCCTGATCATGAAAGAGTATCCACGCTAGGCGATGGACACTCCAGTACTGGCCATCTACCCACACCTGGCCGTACTGCCTATTGGTGCGTACGCCCCGCCACTCCCAGCAGTCGCCAGCGATGGTGACACTACTGCTGAGCTGGTCGCATGCAGTCCGCGCGATCTCGTACTCGGTCTGCCGGTTGCGGCTCAGTTTGGTCTGCACAGCACTATTCTTCTACCGGCTGGCACTCGTACCTCGGCGCCCCCGGGTCAAATGGCTCGTCCCGAACACACCGGTGGGTGGTTAGCTGGCCGCCGCGCTGGATGGTGAACGTCCACGACAGCGGCGGCTCACCCTGCGGACCCGCCGGCCCCGGCTCACCCGGTGGACCCGGCAGCCCCGGCTCGCCGATCTCACCGGCCGGGCCTGCCGCCCCCGGATCCCCGCCCGGCCCCTGCAAACCGTCCGGGCCCGTGCGCCCGGACGGGCCGGGCTCACCCGCCGGACCGGCAGGCCCCGGCGGCCCCGGCGGTCCGGGCAGCCCCGGCGCTCCCGGCTCGCCCCGCAGCTCCTCCGGGTCCACGACACACCGCCGGCCGAGCTGCTCCACCTGGGTGCACAGCTGCTCCACCGCGGCCCGCGCCTCGGCCGCCCGCTGCTCCTGCTCGTTGACCCGGCCGGCGAACTGCCACCCGGAGAACCCGAGCGCGGCGAACGCGGCGACCGCAACCACCACCGAGGCCACCGTCCGGCGCCGCCGCTGGGCGCTCACCCGGGCCAGCTGGCGTGTCTCAGCGCTCACCGGCCACCGTCCCGCCGCAGCGCCGCCAGCTCCGCCCGGAGCCCGGCCGCGGCCTCCTCGCACGCGTACCGGGCGGTGCGCTGCTCCTCCAGCTTGGCCCTGATGTCCCTGACCCGCTGCTCGGCCCGCTCCGCCCGCGCCTCCTCCTGGTCGACCGCCTGCCGGTAGTCGCGCCGATCCCCACGGTTGGCCATGAGGAGGTAGCCGAATGCGGCGAGGAGGCCGCCGGCGCCGCCCAGACCGACCACGGTCTCAACCACATCGCGTCTACTCTCTCCGGGTCATGACGTCTTGGTGACGATGCCGGCGAACGTGACCTCGGTGGGGGTGGGTCCCGCCGGTCCGGCCGGGCCGGGTTCGCCCCGGTCGCCCTTGGCGCCCGGCTTCCCGTCGGCGCCCGCCGGTCCGGGTGGCCCCGGTGGGCCGGCCTTGCCGGCGAACACCTCGCCCTGGATGGCCACCGCCATCCAGGCGGTGATGGAGTTGGACCCGCCGAGCTCGTGGTCGGCGCGGAACTTGTCGGCGGCCGCCTTGGTGGCCGGGCCGTACACCCCGTCGGCGGCCCCCGGGTCGTAGCCGGCGATCCGCAGCATCCGCTGCCAGTATTCGACCGTCGGCCCCTGGTCGCCCAACTCTGGGAGCATGTCCCCTCCTGTCGTCTGCCCTAGCAGCACATCCCCGACCAGGCGCATCGCCCCGGCGTCGGCCACCTGCCGCCGGTCCAGCGTGGCATGGAGATGCCAAAGGTGGCTGGCGTCGCTGGTGGCCGCCCGGTTGAGGATGTTGTTGTAGCCGTCCACCCTCGTGTCGCCGTCGAGGTTGCCGTACCACTCCCGCACAACCTCCAGGGTGCCGGCGCGGACCGCCCGGTCCAACCGGGAGCACACCTCGATCATCCGCGCGGTGCTGCCCGGGTTAAAGTCCAGGCCACAGATGCACCGCAACTGGGCCGCGGTCAGCCCGGGCTGGACGGTGTAGCTGCGGCTGGTGGCGTACCGGCTGTTGAGGATCCACTCCTGGGAGCGGTGGGCGCCGGAGAGGTGGAGGTTGTCGCCCTTGGTGCCAGCGGCGGCCAGCGGCCGCCCGTAGGCGCGACACAGCCGCTCACCGAGCGCCCGCAGCGGGTCGGGGGTGATCTCCCGCCCCCACCACGTCTCGGTCTGCAACTCGGCGTACGTCGGCATCGTTCACCCCCTGAGCGTCAGCCGTTCGGGCAGACTCTGGGTCGGGCATCCGACACTGACTATGACCAGGTCACCCACATAACCCATAATAGGTGTAAGACGGCCCCGGGCGGCGTGCTAGCGCCAGCACCGGGGCCTAGATCCCTGATAGGAGGGACCCTGTGAAGCACGCTACCGCAGCCCCGGTCACCGTGGCCCGAATGCGACCCGTCACCAATCCGATGAAAGACGACACGATCACTCGGCTGGTCACCATTGCGGTACTCACGATACTGGCGGTAGCGGCAGCATTAGTAGCTGCACTACCGACATTGCTTCCGCCGATCGGGCTGGCGCTGAGCGAAGACACCCTACCGGCAGGTTGCGCGGCGGTCCTGGCCGCTGCCGGTTTTGTGCTGACCCCGTACCTGATCCCAGCACGCCGCCATCGATCAAGCTCGTTGCACCACGATCGTCCGGTCCGTGAAGTCGCACGTGGTGCCGGGGAATAGCCGGGCATACTGAGCGGTGAACACCGTGTCTCCGGGATTGAGCCCGTCAAGAGCGAACGTCGTTCCAAACCGGCCACCAACCTCGATCACATCCGTAGTGCCCGGGGCGCTGGCGAACTGCCCCAGGATCGCCGTCGACCTATCGCTGGACCCGGCTGCGGTGTTGGCCCCGGACAACGATACCGACATCCGACCACCGGCTCTGGCGATACCAGGTTCCGCAGCGGCCTCGGTACCGATTATCGAGGTCGATAAATGTACAATAACCTTGCCCGTGCTACCAACGGAAACCGTCAATGTCGGCCCGCCGGACAGCGTGCCAAACCCGGCGGTGTCAGCGCGAGTTTCGGTGCCAAGAGCGGTCGCGCTGAAGATGTTCTCGGCGGCGATCTCCGCGGCGATCTGCTTGGCGAAGCTGTTCTGAAGCGCCTGCAACACCTTGGCCGCATTAGCCGCGCCTGGCCGGAACACCCGGCTGCGGATCCAGTACGAGCCGAACCCGCGGCGGCGGTGACCGTCGGGTGGGTGCCAGGAGTGGACCAGCACCGTATCACCCGGCGTCCAGCTGAACGCGTCGATCGCCGACTCGACCGGCAGGTCCGGCAGCACGTCCCCGTCCAGGTCGACGCTGCCGGTCAGTGTGGACGGGTCCCAGGTGAGCAGGGTGGCCATGTGCAGCCCCAACCCGGTGACAGGCTGGGGCGCGGCAGCCACCTTCCTGGCCAGGTCCCGGGCCAGCCGTTCGGTGGTCATCACACGCTCCCTATCGCGGCCAGGATCCTGGTGCGCCCGGCGCCGGTCATGGTCTGACGGGCCAGCGGCACACGGACCCGCTGCATCACCACCACGTCCCGGTTGCCATCCCGGTAGGTGGCGCGGGTAGGCTGCCACGGCCGCAACGTGGGGTTGGTGATCGCGCTGAACTCCACCTCATGGGGGGCGCCGAGGCTGCGGCGCAGCAGGGCGATCGCGGCGGTGTCGGCCTGCGGCTGGTTGAAGATCAGCGGCGACTCGTGGCGGCGCACCACCTGCCCGAAGTCGCCGAAGAAGTAGGTAGGCGACTGCGGGTTGCTGTCGATCGCCACCGAGCGGACCCGGGACAGATCGTCGGCGGCCTGCCCGACCACCACCCACCCGTTGACCACATCCTGCCGGCTGACCCGACGGGCGGCGGAGACCAGCACCCCATCCCGGCCGGAGCGGACCTCCCACACCGGGCTGTCCTCATCCGGGGGGGTCTCGAACCTCAGCACCCCGGTGTCGTCCCAGTACATCAGCTTCCCGGTGCTGACCGCGATATCCCGCAGCGCCTCGTACCGGGACTCCTCCACCACCAGCACCCGGCCCAGCGGGTTCAGGTCCGAGCTGTCGTCCCACACGATCACCGCATCGGGGTAGATGTCGGTGACCAGGTCCTCGACGATGGTGCCGACCGCGCGGCTGGCCGGGTACAGCCGCCGGGACAGCAGGTTGCCTTCGATCAGCGCAGCCATCCGGTCCTTGCCGGCCAGGGCGATCCCGCCGTACGGGGCCTCACCCTGGTCGTCGTCCTCGATCCGGTAGTAGCCCAGCGGGGTCCACAGGACACCGGCACCGCCCAGGTCCAGCCCGTAGCGGATGAAGATCTCGGCGCCGCGGACCGGCGACAGCAGATCGGTGGCGAACCGGGGGTACGTGCTTCGCCCGGTGGCATCCGAGATCCCCAGCGTGTCCAGGCGGAGGGTGGCGCGGACCTCGGCGGTGCCGTCGTAGACCACGTCCCCACCCCGGATGGGGATCTCCTCCCCGTCCGGGTCATCCCCGGTGGGATGGCCGGTGACTACCCGGGCCTCCAGCAGCGGCCGGTGGGAGCCGGCCAGGGTGCGGCGCAGCGCTCCGGAGGCGACCGCGACCGTGGTGGACAGGACGAAACCGGACTGGTGGCTGACCAGCTCAGTGGTGCCGCGCCAGCCGGTCAGCCGCACGCTGACGCTGCTCCCTAGGTCGGTCACCGTCAGAGTGCCGTACTGGTCGCGGCCATCGAAGCTGCCGTGGGAGTAGCTACCGCCGCCACCCAACCCCGGCGTGGCGTCGATCGCCGCGCATTGCAGCACCGGGAAGCCGCCGGCCGAGTTGGTGCCGTCGTCGAGTGCCACACCGTGGTAGTCGGCGGACAGCAGCCACACCCGCCCGGCGAACCCGTGGTCGCCGAACAGTTGCACCAGCTCGGCCTGCTCGGTGGTGAAGCTGGCCCAGGAGTCGGTGGCGGTGCCCAGCCACTGCTGAGGCATCAGCCAGATCACGTACCGGACCCCCGTGGAGGACGCTGCTGTCAGCAGCCCTTCCATCCACGCCTTCTGGGTCGCGCCCAGCATCGTCTTCGACGCGGTGTCCGGGTCGCTGTTGGGGCTGCGGTTGTACCGCACGTCGGCGCCGATCAGCAGCCCCCGGCCGATCTGTGCCGCCTGGTTGATGCCGTCGGTGCCGGCCAGCGGATGGTGGGGCATCCGCTCCCCGTACACGGTCAGCCCGTTGGCCTTGTTGGCGTACGTTCCGTCGCTGTTGTTCGCGGCAAAGTCATGATCATCCCACAGGAGGACACCGGACACGTCCCGCAGCAGCGCCGCCTGCCTGGGCTGTAGCAGGTTGTCATCCCAGAATGTGCGCCGGTTCGCCAGCGTATCGGTGAGAGTCACACCCCAGTCGGGGTATCCCCAGTCGCCCAGGTTCACCGCCAGCGGCCAGCCGCCGGCGAGCGCGGCCTGCCGGATGGTGTCAAACGCGACATGGTCTGACACCAGGTTGTCGCCCAAGCTGGTGCCGCTGCCGGGGGTGACCGGGGACAGGCCCGCATCACCGTAGGCCGCAATGGTGAAGCTGGCCGGTAACCCAGCTGTTGGTAGCGTTCGGAACCGGCCGGTCTCGGCCGTGTCGATGGTGCCGTTGTCCTCGACCCGCCAGAACCACGGGGTGCCTGGGGCAAGGCCGGCGATCGATACCTTCGCGACGCCCTGAGCGTCGACCGCCTGCGAGCCGGTGAACACCGGCCCGGCCATGTCGGCGTTGTCGGCCACCGCTACCCGCACCGGGCCGCCGCCGTCCACCTTGCATGCGAACGTTGCCCCGGCCGGACCAGTGTTCCCGACGGTCATCCAGACAGCCGCCATCAGTGTTCGACGATTACGCCAGACGAACGAATGACAATCCCAAAGTTGATTGGCTGCAACAATGGATCGGTTACTGCGGCTGCGCCAACGTGCGGCAGTCCGTTCTCATTATGGCTATACTGCATCCATTGTCCGTTCTGGAGTGTAGTGCCTTCACGCTCCTCTGGGTCGGTCGACCCCCAGCCGATCGTAAGCGTGTTCCCATCATCAAGATCCAGTGACGGATTTTGGATGGTCGAGTCCTGGAAGAGCTGGAAGATTACATCTCCGTTAGTTCCATCGTACTGGATGAACTTGCGCACAGGGATAATCATGAGGTTGGTCATATTCGCCCTTTCTCCTATTATGCAGACAGATACCCTTCAAGAACCCAGCGGACATCCTGGAACGTCGTGCCATTGGCGAGGATCCTCAGGCTGGATATCACCACATCACCAAGGTACTTACCCCTGCCGAGCTGGATGCCATGGGAAGTGTCGGTGGTGGAGTCCCGGTGCGAGTAGGACAGATAGGATGGGTTCTGGCCACCGTCACCGGGGAAGATGTTGACCAGACTGTTGTTGGACTCGGTTGTCGCCCAACGTCCGATCCTCCACGCGCTGGTGCCGCCACCGCTGTGAGTAAAATCTGTAGTGGCACCAGCTGTCCCGGCCCCCCAGATGTTCAGCCCCCAGATGTGGTTGCTGCCGGAGTCCTCGTTGACCCGCAGCAACAAGTCCTGGTTGTCGGCCATGTCCCCCCACGCGGACAGCCGCAGCATCAGGAACCCGGCCGGGACCGCCAGCGCCGGGGTGGACGCGCCGCCGGTCTGGCTGCCGGTGGTGATGTGCCGCCACCGGGACGCGGCCGATGCCGCCTCCACCACGGTCAGCCGGTCGGCCAGGTCGCCGATGGTGGTTTGCAGCGCCGACCACTTGGTCTGTAGCACCTCGGCCAGGATCGGCTCAGTGCCGGACGACCCACCAGTCAGCGAATGCAGCGGCTGGTCGCCCGGCGCCTCGAAGGGGAACTGGTCGGGGACTGACAGCGGCACGGGCTCGACACCTCCTCGGCTCAGATAGGTAGCAGCGACTCGCCGGAGCCGATCTCATCCCACACGTCGCGGATCGTCGGGTAGGCGGCCCACAGCGCTTCGATCGAGCCGTGCAGCTCGATCAGCCCGGCGACGGTGATGGTGGTGCCGACCACGTCCGGCCCGGGTGGGGTGACCTCGGTCAGCGGCAGGATGTAGTGGTGCACCCGGGACACCCCGCCGAGTCGGCGTTTCACCGGCCGGCCGATCATGACGTACATGCTGCCGGGCAGCAGCGTGTTGCCTTCGATGCCCGTCACCGCCTCGGTGGGCACGTGGATGAAGAACACCCCGCCCAAGCGGAGCGTCACCGCCAGCTGGTCCTCATCGGCCTGCGCCTCGGTGGCCAGCACCAGCACGTGGTCCCGGCCGCCGGCCAGCTCCTCCACCCCGGTCGGCAACGCCCGACCCTCCACCGGGAAGATGCCGGACCGGTCGGCGTGCTCGACATCCCCGTAGTCGGCCACCCGCACGACCCGGTTGCGGTCCGGATGACTGATCGACTTCAGCCACACCCTGCCGGCCAGGCTGGGGGTAGTGCTGGCGGTCTCCGACATCAGGTGGCCATGAGGTAGTTGAGGATTAGTCCGCCGCCCCGGCCGGCGCCGCCGGATCGGGCGGTGCCCTGGGATGCGTTGTTGCGGCCGCCGGAGCCGCCGCCGCCGAACCCGCCGGCCGGGGTGGTGCCGTTGGTGGCGAAGCTGTGCGCGGTCCGCGCGCCCGGGCCGAACATGCACCCGCCGCCCCGGTTGGCGAAGCTGGGCTGGGCGCTGCGGACTGTGCCGTTCTCCCCGAACTCGCCCGGGATCGACAGCAGCCCGCCGGATCCGCCGGTGCCGCCGGTGCCGCCACCGTTCTGGTTGTTGGTCGATGTTGCCGCACCTCCGGCGCCACCCACACCGGAGCCGGCGGACACGTGCGACCCGAAGCTGGTCGACCCGCTACCGGCGGAGCCGTTGTTGGCGCCAGCCGTCCCGCCGGCACCCCCGGTGGGGATGGTGATGGTCTCGGTGGTGCCCAGCGATGCGGCCTCGACAAAGAACGGGCGGATCTCGCCCGCACCGCCGCCCGCGCCCTCCGCCGCCTCACCGGCTGCGGTGGTGGCGCACCCGCCGCCGCCGGCGCCGGGGCCGACGCACCAGCCCCAGACCGCGACCAGGCCGGGGTAGTCGGCCTTCGTCCACGTGTCGCTGGCGGAGTAAACCTCCATGACATCCTCCAATGAGGCTTGTGTGACCCGGTAGTGGTTGAGCATGTCGGCGTGAAACTCGGCGTCCCACAGCTGCCCCACCCCGCCGGAGATCGGAAGCGCCACCCCGCCGCGCACGATCGAGGCCAGGTTGAACCCGGATGTCAGCGAACGCTCCACCCGAACCGCCCCGTTGGAGAACCCGGAGATGGCGATCAACTGCCGCGACAGCACCGGGTCGAAGGTAGACAGGTCCACGGTCATGGCGCCGCACCCACCCCCTGCCCGATCCCACGTAGCAGCTCCCGGTCATGGGCGGCCTGACCCTGCCGGATCTCCCCCCGCACCAGGCCCAGCAGCTGCCCGGAGTCCAGGTACAGGGCACCGGTGAACTGGCCGCCGCTGGCGCCGGCGAACCCCGCGCCGCCGCCGGATCCGCCGCCGCCCACCGGCCAACGGCCGGTGGCGTTGAACGCCGCCACCGCGGCCAGGTTCGGCTGCGCCACCTGCCGGCGGATCATGAACTCGCCCGGGGTGGCCGCGATCAGCCGCGAGTCCGGTGGTGCGGACAGCGACCCGGCGACCTCGCCGCCGTGCTGCAACCCCGGCACCCGGAAAGAGCCCACCGACGCGGCACCGGAGCTCCGGAACGTGATGGTCACAAACCGGTCGATGTTGGCGAGCTGCTCCCGCAGCCGCTTCGCCGCCGCCTCCGCCGCAGTCACCCCAGGGGTCTCGAACGTGACCCGGATCAGCCGCTCGATCTCGGCCACCACGTCGTTGTAGCCCTCAAGCTCCTCCACATTGGTGCCGGTTTCCTCGGCCAGCTCCTCCAGCGCGGTCTTGAAGTCGGCGGCGGCCTTCTCGGCGTCCTCCTGGGAGCCGGTCTGCCGGATCGTCTCCAGCGTCAGCGCACCGTACTTCTCCAGCAGCTGCTGCGCCAGGTCACGGTTCTCCCGGGCGGCCTCGGTCATCCCGTCCAGCGCACCCGCGCCCTCAACCCCGGCGTCCTTCTGCTGCTGGATCTGCTCGGTCAACGCATCGAACGCATCGGCAAGATCATCCTGGGCGTTGGACAGGCCGAACACCCGGTCGAACAGCTGCTTAAGCTCCTTGTCCAGGTCATCGACCGCGGCGGCGACATCCTCCGCCGACGAGGCAGCCACGTCAAACGCGCCGGCCAGATCACGGGTAGCCGGATCCAGGGACTCCATCTCCTCGGCGGCCTGACCGCTGGCCTCCGCCTGCCGCTGCTGCGCCGCCACCGCATCCTCGACATCACCGGTCAGGCCACGGGTGGCGCCCTGCACCTGGGCAGCGGCCGAATGCTGCCCGGCCAGCGCCTCCGTGAAGGCGATCGACTGCTTGGTCGCGTCGCGCTCGGAGACGCCCTGGGCCAGCAACGTCTGCTTGTGCTCCTGACCCAGCCGGATCAGGTCAGCGGTGTTCGCCGCCTGGAAGCCACGGGAGACGGTGTTCTCGTCGATGACCCGGTTGACCTGGTCGAGCGCGGCACGCTCGCCGGTGATCGCGTCGGTGAGCGTGGCCAGATCCAGGCCCAGCCGCTCGGCCGCCTCCAGCACCCCGCGGGTCTCCAGCTCATGCGCCACCCACGCCCGGGTGTTGTCGGTGATGGATCCGGTCTGCTGGTCCAGCGTCTGGGACAGCTCCTCCACCCGGGCCTTCGACTCGGCCTGCTTGGCGGCGAAGATGCCGACCACGACGGTCGCGACGGCGAACGCGGCGGTCAGCGGGCCCAGCGGCACCGCACCCACCGCCCGGCGGAACAGCCCGACCGCGGCAGCACCCCGGGCTGAGGACGCCGACCACGTGTCCAGGGCGGCGCTGACGGCGACGATCCGGGGGATGGCCACCAGGGCGGCACCGGACAGCAGCAGCAGGCCGGCGGTGGCCGCGGCGATCACGGCCAGGGCTGCCTTCACCGGCCCGGGCAGGTCGCCGATGACACCGGCCAGGGCCGCCGCATGCTCCGCCGCCGCCCCCAGGATCGGCAGGAAGGTGTTCCCCATGTCGATGGCGAAGTCGTTGACCTGGTTCCTGGCGATCCGCAGCTGCGCGGCGGTGGTGCCGTAGCGCCGCTCCGCCTCGGCGGCCAGGGCGGTGTTCTCATCCCACGCCTGCGAGCTGATCCGCAACGTGCGGGTCAGGTTGTCGCCGGACCCGGCCAGCCGCCGCAGCGCATCCGAGGTGCGGATCTCGGTGATCCCCAGCTCACGCAGGATCGCGTTCACGTCGCCGCCGGACTCCTGCACCCGGGACAAGCCCTGCACGAAGGCGGCGATCGCCCCGCCGGCGTCACGCTGGTACGCCTGCTGGAACTTGGCGGCGGTCATACCCGCGGTGCGGGCGAAGACTTCCAGCTTCTCCCCACCCATCGACACCGCGGTGTCGATCTCCAGGAACACGCGGGAGATCGCCGACCCGCCGGCCTCGGCGCGGATGCCCACATTGCTCAGCGCGGCGGCCCACGCCAGCACCTGCTGCTCGGACAGGCCGATCGTCGCCCCGGCGCCGGCGATCCGCAGCGCCATCTCGGTGATCTCGCTCTCGGTGGTGGCGCCCTTGTTGCCCAGATCGACGATCGCGGACGCCAGCCGGGACACGTCGGCCGGGGCGGTCTGCATGATGTTCATCAGCCGCGCCAGGGCGGTGGCGGCCTCATCCGAGGTGAGGTTGGTAGCCTCACCCATGTCGATCATGACCTTGGTGAAGGCGGCGATGTCTTCCCGTTGGATGCCCAGCTGGCCGGCCGCCTCAGCGACCGCCGCGATCTCCCGGTGGGAGGCGGGCAGCACCCCGGTCAGGGAGCGGATCTCCTCCTCAAGGGCAGCCATCTGCGTATCGGTGCCGTCGACCGTTTTGAGGACCCCGGCCCAGGCGGTCTCCCATTCGATCGCGGCCCGCACCGACAGGGCCAGCCCGGCGGCGATCGCCGCCCCGGCGACCAGCACCCCCCGGCCGACCGACGCCATCGCCTGCTGCAACCGGCGCTGCTCGGCCTCCAGCCGGCGGGCCTCCCGCGCCGCCTTCTGCATCGCGGAGTCGCCGCGGTGCAGCGCCCGCTCCAGGCTGGTCGAGTCGCCGGTCAGCTTATGGTGCAGATCCTTGGTCGGCACCGGTCACCGCCTCACCCGTGTGCGGACCAGCCGGATGTGCGCACCCTTGGCCTGCGTCTTCTGCTTGGCGACCTTCTCCCGGCCGTACTCCAGCACCTCGCAGCCGGGGCAGATGTGCTCCTCGGCCCGGTACGCGTGGCGGCTACCGCCCTCGGACGGAAGCCACTCCGCCTCGCGGGTGCCGCAGCCGTGACACACCTGCCGGGAGCGGGCAAGCTCCCAGATCGCCTTGTCCCGGTCGTCCTTGCGCCAGCCGAGGAACGCCGAGTGGGGGAGCCGGTAGGCGCGGCATACCATCAGCTCCAGGGCTAGCTGGTCGTCCCGGTCCAGCCTTTTGGGAGCACCAGCGGATCGGCGACCCGCTCGGCGGTGTTCACCTGCAACACGGCGAGTTTCAGCCCGCGGACCTCGCCGCGGGACACATGCTCGGCCAGGAACGCCGTCCAGTCGTCGCCGGTCATGTCCCCGTCGACGCACTCGGCCAGGGCCGCCGGCCAGAACGTGGCGTCGTCGTAGCTGGGCCAGTCCAGCGGCTCCTCGCCCCGCTTGGCGGCCTGCTCCCGCTCCGCCTTGCACCGGTCCATCTGGGCGGCCGTCGGCGGATGCGCGGCGGACAGTTCCTCCCACCGGGCCGGTGGGAGGGCCCGCAGGGTCAGCGTCTCGTAGCAGGCATCGACTGCCGCCTCCGCGTCGGTGCGGCGTCTGGTCGCCTGCCGCTGCTTCGGGGTGCCCTCGGCCTCGCGCACCAGCGCCGGGCGGGTCGCGGCCTGCACCCGGGCCAGCTCCGCCCGGGCCGCCTCCGCCCCGGCCTGGTCCACCAGCAGCCGAAACGCGAGGAACGGCCGTGGCCTGCCGAGCAGCCGGTCACGCTGTGACTGCCCAGCGGCCGCGGCCGTCCTGGTCCGGCGCCTGGCCGGCGCCCGCTTACGGGGTGCGGTCACGACGACTCGGCCGGGATGGTGACCTCCTCGGCCCAGTCGTTGATCGAGTAGTCGACCATGATCCGGGCACCCTCGGTGCCGGCCACGTCCACCGTCGGCGTGAGCGAGGAGACCTCGACGGCGAACATCCGCGCCTTCTGCCCTTCGATGTCCCCGCCGTCGGCGATGAAAATGAATCCGGTGTCGCCGCGGGCCTTCACGTCCCGCACATCGGCCGTGTCGCTGCTGGCGTAGTAGACGATCTGCGCGTCGCCCGGGTTGACCCGGCCGGTGATCCGACCGGTCTTCTTGGACCCGAGGTCGGGCACGGCCACCCGCTCGGCGCTGACCTCCCAGCCGGACATGCCGGCGGTCTCACCGGTCAGGTCCACGCTGGTCCCGGCGTCCAACTCCTCCCGGGTCGGTGCGTTGATGTTGGCGCAGAGGGTCAGCCAGTAGGTGACCGTCACCTCCGGGTTGATGTACCTTTCGGTGGTGTTCAGCGGTGCCGGGGCCATCGGTACTCCTCTACTTGTATCCGTGTGTGGTGGCGGCGTCCTGCACCACCTGGATCAGCGCGGCCCGCACCTTGCCCTGGTGCTGCCTCACCGCCGGCATCAGGAACGGCCTCGTGTCCTGTGACACCCACCGGTCCCGGTTGCCCATCACCGGATGCCGGAAGGTGGCGTTACCGCCGATTCCCTCGTAGGGCCGGGCGTGGGGGGCTTTCTTGCTGGAGACGCGGATGTCCACGCCGCGTGCGGTGACTGCCAGTCGGATCGCACCGGGGATGCGGGTCGACCAGGACGCGTTGGACCTGGCCTGGGCGACCATCGGCTCCGCGGCCTTCTTCAGCGCCGGGCGGGTCTTCGAGCGGACCTGCCGGGACATGGCCCGTAGGTGCGCGCCGGCCATGTGAAGCTGGGCGGAGAAGTCGGAGGCCACGGTTCACCCCCATGCGCACCCAGGGTGTGCGGTGTAGCGTGCGCGGCATGACCCCTGCGAACACGCCGCGCACGCGGCTTGTGGCCCTGGCCGCGGCCGGGGTGCTGGCACTTGGGCTGGCGGTCGGCTTCCTGCCGCTGTCCGCGTACGGCGTCACCTGCGGGTCGGCGTTCGTCGACAGTGCGGAGCCGTTCCGGGCCGACCTGCGTGACACGCTCGGCGGCGCCGGACTGCGCACCGGGGTGGTGGGTGGGATCAGCGCCGCTTGCCACGACCGGCGGGCGGCCTGGCGCAACGTTGCGGTGCTGGTGCTCGCCGCCGGTGGGGCGGGTGGTGTCGGAGCCGGGTGGCTGGCCTACAGCACCCGCCGGAGGGCTAGCCCCGATGCCGCCACGTCAAGGTGAACGTGATCTGGCAGACCCGGCCCTCACCGGCCTGCTGGGCGTCGCTGGTCTGAGCCATCGTCCACCCGGCCACCCGGGCGGGTAGGCCCTGCCGCACCGCACCACCCAGGGTCCGGTCGGAGGCGACCAGGCCGCGGACCGCGTCCAGCAGGCCGAACGCGGCGGTCCGGGCGGCCGAGGCCGCGTCGGAGCCGCCACGGCGCACCGCCACCACGCACGGCACCGCCACCTCCTCCTCCTCCATCCGGGACAGCTGGGCGTAGTCCGCGCCCACCTGCGAGTTTCCGTCGTCGGTGTCGATCCCGATGACGATCTCGTCGTCGGAGCGTTGCACCGGCCAGCCGTCGCTGACCGCCACCGGCGGCCCGGCCTCGGGCAGGTCCCGGACCGCGGCGACCAGGTAGTCCAGGGCTGCCGGTATCGAGGAGGCCATCAGAGCACCACCGGCCCGCGCCGGTCCGGTATCAGCCGCTGGGTGACCGTGTTCGGCACGAAGAACCCCAATCTGAGCTGGCCCTGCAAGCTTGCCTCCAGGGCGGCCTGCCCGAAGTCGTCACCCCGGCCGCCGTCGAACGCCCCGTAGTTGCCGCCGGCCTGCGGGCGCCAGTTGATGCGGATCAGGTCCATCACTCCGTCCAGCACGTTGGGCGATGCGATCGGCCGGCCGGCCACGTAGGTGGCCTCGATGTTGCGCAGCCCGGCCGGCCAGTCGCCGTTCTCGGAGCGGACCAGCCCCGACGGGCTCGCCGTCCAGTTGCTGGCGGCCACCTCCACCCCGCCCACCTTGATCTGGGTGACGGAGATGACCGGCCGCCGTTCCAGCACGATGTGCCGCCCGCCGCCGGAGGCGGTCTCGACGAAAGTCCTCGGTGCGACCACCCCGACGATGTCCTCGACCACCGCGGAGGCGGAGAGGATGAACCCGCGCAGCTCGTCGTCGTCGGTGGTGTCGGCGGCCGGGATGTTCAGGTGGTTCTTGACCTCCAGCAGCCCGGGCAGCGCCGGCCAGGTCGGGTCGGTGACGTTGAACGTGTCGCCGTGGGCGGTTATCGGGTCGGTGGTGACCAGCCGCCACCGGTGCAACCCGGCCTGCACGGTCGGGTAGTCCACCCGCAGGATGCCGGTCACCGTTGGCGGTAGGGTCACGTCGGGGGTGTCGGTGGTCAGGTCCGGCAGGGTGACCGTGAGCACGGCGGTGGCCGGGTCGGCGGGGCCGTCGGTGTCGCGGATCTCTACCGCCACCTGGTGCGTGTCACCGAGGTCGATCATCCGCCGCCTCCGATGGTCTGTGGCACAGCAGCTGCGGTCGGGCCGGTGGGCGCCAGCACCCGGACGCTGGGCCCGGTGGCCGGGACGCTGGTTGCGACACCCCAGGCGGGGAACGCGGCCCCGGCCTGGACGGTGACCGCCCAGACCGTCGCCGCGGCTGTGACGGTCTGGGCGGTGATGGTCGCAGCGGTTGTGACCGTCACCGTCGGCACCGCGGCGATGCCGGTGACGGTGGTAGCGGAGACGGAGACGGTGACCCCGGGGGCGGGGATGGTTGCGGTGCAGCTGGTCGTGGTGGGGGTTACCGTGGCGCTGGCCTGGGCAACGGCGGCGTCGATGTCGGCCGTGCAGGTGAGCGTGGCTGGTGTGGCGGTGGCGCCGCCGGTGGTCGTCAGCGCCGGCGCGGGGATGCCGGCCACCGTCGTGGTGGTGGCCGGACCGGCGGTCCCACCCGCGGACACCTGCGCTGTGCCGACCTGGCCGACCGTGGCCACGGTGGAGGTGGACGGGGCCGCACCGGCCTGGACGGTTGGCGATGGAACGGCTGCCGTGGCTGCGCCGGTAGCCGGGGTGGGGGTGGCCCCGGCTTCGGCGGTGGGCTCGGGGACCGTGGCGGTACCGGCGACGGTGGCCGGGGTGGCGATGGCGTCACCGGTGGTCGTAACCGTCGGGGCTGGGATGGCCCCGACGACGGCCACCACCACCGGAACGGGTGTGGCGCCGGTGGAGATGTCCGGGGTCGGAACCGCCGCCGTGCCGGCAACCGTGGCGGGGGTGGCGGCCGCACCGGCCTGGACGGCCGGCGGAGCAACAGCTCCCACCGCAGCCACTGTGGAAGGGGTGGCGGTGGCGTTGCTGCTGGTCGTGACCGTCGGTGCGGGGATGGCCGCCACGGCCGCCACCGTGGAAGGGGCGGCGGCGGCGGTGACCCCCGTGGACCAGACGACCAGCGCGGCGGTAATCCGCTTGACGGCGTCCCCACCGGGCAGGCTGACCGTGTCCGCCCTGACCCCGACGCCCTGCCCGTCCAGGATCAGGTAGCCGCCGGCGCCGGCGTTCCCGCCCGCCCCCTTCCCGGCGTAGGCGTCCAGCAGCAAGTTACCGCCGCCGACCAGCCCCGGGTTCACATCGGTGGCGGCCCAGCCGATGCCGGCCGCACCACCGTCGCGGATCGCCGCGGCGGCCAGCAGCAGCAGATCCCCGGCCGGGATCGAGGCGGTGTCACCGGTGGCCAGGGACGTGACGGATCCGGTATCGGAGTCGGCGGTGGCAGCGGCGGCGAAACCGAACGCGCCACCCTCCTGGACCCGCAGCCAGATAGCGTCGGTGCTATCGGCCGACCATGCGGCGGTGAACAGCCCGTCGGTGATGCCGCTGGTGGGGACCAGCTCGGCCACGCCGAGTGAGCGGCGGGCCAGGTCGTTGGCTGGCAGGGTCGCCTCGGCCACCCGGTTGATCCAGGACGCGCCGCCGGCGTTGGGGGTGACGCTGAACGTGGTGCCGCCGCCGCGGCTGAACGCGATGCAGATCAGCCGCTCGCCGACCCCACAGGACAGGGTGACCGGGTTGGCGGAGACGGTGCCGGAGATCAGCCCGGTCTGGGTGGGTGCGACGACGGCCGGGATGGCTGCGGCAACGGCCACTGTCGCGGGGGTGGCAGCTGCACCGGCCTGGACGACCACGGCACCAGCCGCGGAAACTACGGCCACCGTCGCTGGGGTGGGGGCGGCGCCGGCCTGTGCGGCCGGGGCCGGGACGCTGGCCGTAACCGCAACCGTTGCCGGGGTGGCGGTCGCGTCGGTGACCGTCGCGACCTCGAACTCGGCCCACGAGTCCGGGTCGTTGTGGCCCACCGTCACGGTGCGGCTGCCACCGCCGGAGGCCTTGCGCTCCTCCAGCCTGAACCGCAGCCGGTCACCGGCGGCCCAGGTGGTGGTCAGCGTCAGCGTCTCGGTCTTGATTCCGGTGGTGTTGTGCTCGGTGCTGTAGTTGCTGCTGGCCTTGAGCACTCCGGAGCTGTCGTACTGGTCGACCCGCCACCGGTACCGCAGGGTGGAGGCGCTGACCGCGGTGACCCGCAGCGAGGTGGGGATGCTGGCCGAGCCGACGGTGGCGCCAACTTCCCGGTGCCACTCGCGGACCACCACGAACCCGCCGCTGGAAGTGGACAGGCCCACGGTGCCCGGGGTGCCCTGCGTCTCGGACAGGTCGAACAGGGTCCCGCTGGAGCCCGGCTCATCCTGGGTGCTGCGCAGGTGGTTGCGGCTGGTGGTGAGCAGTCCGCCGCCCTCGTACTGGAAGCTGAGGCTGGTGTCCTCGACGACGGTGGTTCCGACCCGGTCGATCTCGTCCGCCTGCCCAGCGGACAGGTCCTCCACGTTGTAGACGACCGTCGGCTGCCCGAAGCCCCACGACGCATCCGGGTCGGCGTCGCGCCAGTTGTCCAGGTTGGTGGTGAGCCCGGCAGCCTCAATGTCCGCGTCGCCGGCCGCGTCGGCTGTCCACGGCAGCCGGTTGGCCCACGCGGCGCGGGCAGCTACCGCCCCGTCGAAAAAGTCCGCTAGGCCCTGGAACGAGAACCGGATCGTGCCGCCCTCGGCCCCGAACCAGTCGGCGATGGCCGTGTCCCCGTCCGGGTGGGTCCACGTGTCGGTGGCCTCGTCCCAGACGCTGAACCGTGGTGCGGTGGTGCCGGACGCCTTGCGCACCACCAGCAGCGTCCAGTCGCCGTCGGCCAGCCCAACGGCGGCGACGGAGCTGGAGGAGGCCCGCCAGACCAGGTCACCGTCGGCGTTGACGTACAGCCCGCCGGCGAAGAACCCGCTGGAGTCGTGCAGGTGCATGAGCGCCCGGTCGACGCCCGCCCCGGCGCCGGTGCCCGTCTTGAACAGCACGGCGATGGTGCCGTAGGCCATGTCTGCAAGCGCACCAACGTTGCAGAGGATCTCGTCGCCAACGGTGCCATCGAACTGCCGGACGGTGGTCACCGGACTGGGCTACTTTGCGCCGAAGATGAACCCGCTGATGGCGAACCGCTCGAAGTTGATGGCCGCGGGCAGCGTAGCGGCGCCGACGTACAGCTGCCAGAACAGGAACACGTCGGCCTCCCAGCTACCAATCTTGGCGGTGTCGCTGGTCCCCACACCACCGTCGCCCATGTTGTACGGAGGATCGCTGAGGGTCTTGCCGGCCTTCCAGTCGTGGAACGCCTTGGCCCTGCGCATGATCTCCCGCAGGTCGTAGGCCAAACGTCCCGCGATGTTGTTCACGTCTTCGGCGTTCTCGATTTGTGAGTCGAAACCAGCCATCGAGCTGTTCCTCCTTAGTCCGGCACCTTCGGATTACGGTGGTGTGAGGTCTAGAGTCGCGCAGCCTGTGGCGGCCCACTGGATCCCGAACGTTCCGTTGTTTGTCGAGAACGCGGTTACGAAATCGATCAGCATGATGAGCGCGTCGGCGACCGGGGTGGTCAACGCGTCCGCGTACAGCACCGCCGCCATCGCGTTTGTGAGCGTGGTACCGGCGACCGCCACGTCGGTCATGTCGTACATGAGCGTGCCGGCCGGACTGATTGTCAGCGTCGGTGCGGTGGATGTGTCACCCGCTGCTGCGGTCGACAGCGGTCTCCCACCGGCCGCCCATACGCCGTCGGACACCTCGTTGGTCAGGTCGGCGAACGTGTCATGGGCGTCGAAGTCCGGGGTGTACGCGTCGGCCACCAGCGCCAGCTTGTGGGTGGCCAGCGACAGGTCCAGGCCGATATCCGTGGCGTCCAACTCATCCCGCCACGTCGGCAGGTACAACCCGGATGCGGTGATCGCCATCGTTACGCCCTTCCCTGGCCGCGCCGGTGCGCACGCCGTGCCATGATCAACAGGTCGCGGGTGATGTGGTAGCGGCGCCGGTTGGCCGCGGTCGGCTTCGCCAGGTAGGCGGCCTGCGCCGCGATGTACTCGGCGGCGGCGTCGGCAACGTCCTGGTCGATGTAGTCGGTCAAGCTCAGCGTCCGGTCATCCGGCCCGCGTGGCCCGGCCGGCGGATCCTGCGCGATCAAACCGCTGATGTGCTTGTGCTTGTAGGGGAAGTGTTCGCCGGGGTCGGCCAGCTTACCCGCGTTGATCAGCTTCTTGGCCTGGGCGAGGGCCTGCGAGTAGGAGCCCGGTGCTGCGGTCACGGGTTGGCCAGCCTTCCATTGTTGGTGGCGGTGGCGCGCACCGTGGCCACCCGCGCCACCGCGTCCACCCGGTCGTCGTTGGTGGCGTGCTCGGTCACCGCGCCCGCCTCGTTGGTCGTCGTCTTGTACGGCCGGCCAGTCTCCGGATGGCTGCGACCCTCGGCCACCCGGTCACGGGTGCGGCCACCCGCCAGGTAGCCGATGGACAGCAGCTTGGCCCGGTCGATCGGCGTCCCGGTCCGCTGGCTTGGTGTGCCCGTCATGTGTGGACCTCCGTCGGTGCCGCCATGGCCTTTCCCCCGTTCACGCCTCGGGTTGTTCCTGCTCGGCGATCAGCGGTCGAGGTTCAACAGAAACGCCGCGTGCAGCCGGCCACCGTGGCCACGAAACGCGGCCGGGAGCACTTCTTCCGCGAACGCGACCTCATCGGATGTGATCCCTACCGCGGCGGCGGCGTCGACCAGCTCAGCGAGTTGGTCCGGCCTGTCGGCGTGCCAGCCGATCCGGTCCCGGTACACCCGGCCCTCCAAGGTCGCGCCACCCGCCCGTTCTAGGCACCGGTCGGCCGTCAGCCAGGTTGGCAGCACCACCGGAAGCCCTAGGCACCACGCCTCATACATCGTGGACCCGCCATCGGCTATCACCACGTCCGCGCCGACGTACTGGGCCAGGGTGGCCTGCCGGCCGGGTGAGTGACGCGGGTGTGGCGCCTCCAGGACCAGATGCCGCTGCGGGTCTGTCAGGCCGAGCAGATCCTCCCGATGCCACCAGCTGGTGGCCCGGGCGCCGGGTGCGTCCCGGTTGCCATCCGGGTACCGCTCGCTGCCACCACCGTGGGTGGGTGCCCACAGCACCCGCACCCGCCCGTCGCGTTCCGGCCACGGGCTGGTGACCTGACCGTTGTGGATCGGGTCCAGCTTCGGGTAGCCGAGCTGCCGCACCCTACTCGGTGGGATACCCGAGCCGACCACCTCGGCGAACAATGCCGGCCCGGGCACAACCACGTAGCGGAATCCCTTGGCCCGGGCGCCGTTGCGGTAGGTCTTGCTGGCGATGCCGTGCGAGATCAGCACCGAATACCGCTCGCCACGGCCGGCCTGCCGGTCGTAGATGACGCGGTGGTTCATGTACACGTTGACGTGCGACCTGCCCGGCCGCGGCTGGCGGGCGACGACCGCGCGACCCTCCGGCAGCGCGGCCAGGATTGGCCGCAGGTACCGGTCACCCTGCCCGCCGGGGATCAGCTCGTCACGCTGGTCGTCCCATGAGGTCGAGTTGGCGCAGAGGACGATCACGTTGTCTGCTCTACGGCCAGCTTCCGGTACCGGTCCAGGACATCCGTGGCGTGCACGACCGGCTGTTGGGGCCGGAAGGTGTAGTGGGCGACCAAGGCGTCGCCTATGACCACGTTGGGCTGCCTGGATGCGGTGGGGGCGTGGACGGTGTGGTGCGTCTCCTCCTCGTGGGTGGGCAGCGCACCGGGTGGTCGCAGCCCGGCGTAGTAAGAGCCGAGGGCGGCGAAGCACGACACGCTGAACTGCTGCCCGATATCGAGGGCGAAGTCCTGGTAGGTGAACAGCGACTCCACGTCGTCGACCTCGATGCGGTCCAGGAGCAGCCGGTGGATGCCTACCGCGAAGTCGCCGTCGGCCCAACCGACCGGGTCCATGCAGTACGGCCGCTCGACGATGCCTAGGTCCCGAGGGATGATGCCGCACTGCTGCAACCACCAGGAGCAGATCGCGTTGTTCCAGATGATCGGAAAGCAGCACAGTGTGGCCGGCATTTCGATCTTGCGCCGCACCAGGGTCTCCACCGCATCCGGGTGGATGTACACGATGTCGTCGTCGAACCGGACGTAGACCGCGTTCCGGTCGGTCATGTACCGGTAGGCGCCGATCGTGCGGCGCTGTTTCTTGACCGGCCGCAGCCCTCCGTGCCTGGTACGCCGGACCAGGGGGACCGTCTTGGGGATGGGCAGCAGCTTCACGAACGCATGCCTTGCGGCCAGGGTCTGCGCGTACTTCCGGTCCGCCACCTGGTCTTCGTCGGTGTTCATGTACAGCCACACCTCGTCAATGAGGTGGCGCTCGACCTCCCGCCGCAGGTACTCGACCAGGATGGAGACGGTGGGCTCGCGGCCATACGGCACCCAGGCGATCACCCGCCGCCCGTCGATCACCGGCCCTGCCCTTTTAGATATCCGGGCAACCAGTGCTCCGCGTACCAGCGGACTGTCTCGGCGATCCCTTCGTCCAGTGGTTTCAGGGTCTCCGGGTCGATGCCGACCAGCCGCAGCGTCTCGTAGTCGGCGATCACCTTCGCCCCGGGGACCTCCCCGGGGCGCATCGGCAGGTGGACTACCCCCTGTGGCTCGTACCCGAGCCTGGCGACGTGACGCCGCACCAGCTCGGCCACCCGCTCCACCGTGGTGTGCTGCGCCGGCCCGCATTCGACCACCCGGTCGTGTACGGCACCCCGATCGGCGCCCTCCAGCGCGGCGACCAGTGCCCGGGCTCCGTCACCAACCCACACCATGTCGGAGACCTGCTGCCCGTCGCCGTACACCTCGATCGGCTGCCCGGTCAGGGCGCGGCACACGAACGCAGGGGTGATCTTGCGTACCTTGGCGGGTCCGAACGGTGGTGCCACCGACTGCCGGGGTCCGTAGGCGTTGACCAGCCGCACCACGTTGCAGCGGGTCCGCCGCTCCCGGTTGAACATGCGGACGAACCGCTCCACAGCCGTCTTGGAGATCGAGTACGTGTTGTCCATCCAGTGGTTCCCGACGCCGATGTAGCAGCCGGGTATGCCGTACTGGGCGATCGCCTCCAGGAAGTTCAGCCCGCCCTGGATGTTCGTCTCGGCCGCCGGTCGCGGGTTGCGGATCGTCTCCTGGGTGCCCAGACAGGCGGCCAGGTGGATGATCCCGTCCACGTGCGCGGCCAGCTCCGTCATCGCCGTGGCGTCGCGTACGTCGCCGAGCATCACGCTACCGTCGCCGCGGCCCAGGTGATCGAACACGACCGGCTCGTGCCCGCGCCGTTGAAGCTCCTCGCAGACATACCCGCCGATGAACCCGGCACCGCCGGTCACCCCGACGATCATGCGAGTGCCTGCCTCATCCGCCATACCTCCGCCTTCAGCTCGTTCACGACCGGCCGGCCGCTGTCGCGGCGGAGCAACCTGCTCGCCTGCGCCACGTCCGCGCAGGCGGTCAGCTGCGGCCACAACCTTTTGTGATGCCGCCGGTCCCGGCGGCGAGCTGGGCTGCCTCGGCCGGTGCGGGCCGAGGCCATCAGCGACCCGGCGGTCATCTGCCGGTGGTGGCTCGGATCGTCGACCACAGTGATGGTTCCGAACCGCCAGGCGAGCTGGGTCATCATCTGGTCCCACGCCAGCCGGCACCCCGGGTGAACTATCTGCCGGGCGAACCCCGTGGTCCACAGGTTGCACATGTGGGCGACAGCCCGCAGTGTCCAGCCCTGCTCGGCCTGGTACTCCGGGGTTTGGATGCCACGGATGTGGGTGGTGCCGTCCAGGTTGTGGTTCGTCCATGGGGTGAACACCGCGTCAGCGTCGCCCAGCCCGGCGGCCAGTTTCTCCAACCGGTGCGGCTCGATCCAGTCGTCGGCGTCGACCTGCGACCACAGCCGGTCGCCGGTGCCACCCAATACCACCGCGGTGGCGAAGTACATGCCGTGGTTGGCCGGCAGACTGTGGACGACCAACCGGTCGTCGCGGATGCCACGCAGCGCGGCGTGCAGCTGGCGCACATCGTCACCGTCGTTGATCACGACGACAGTAAGGTCCCGCCACGTCTGGGCGAGCACCGACTCGACGGTCCGGCGGACCGTGCCGGCCGCATGCCAGTACGGCACCGAGACGGTGATGCGGCTGGCGGGGATCTCAGCCCACCGGCTGGGCATTCAGCAGGGCGATGATCTCGTCCCGGCCCAGCGTCGCGTACGTCTCGGCCGGTGCCCCGAGGACCGCCGCCGCGTACTCCCGCCACACCGGAGCCGAGGACCCGGCACCGGACGTGGGTGGGCGCTGCGGGACAGCCTGCTTCGGCTCCGGGCCCGGGTCGGGCTCAGGCTCCGGCTCGGGCAGTCGGACCGCCCGCCGTTCACCCGGTACGGCTGTGGCCTGCTCCACCGGCGCCGCACTACGACGCCCCTTCGCTGGCGCGTCGTAGTGCACCTTCATCGGCTCGAACAGCCGGGGATGCCTCGCCAGCATCTCGGATCCCGCCCTCGCCACGGTCACCCCGCGGCGGATCGCGTGCCGCCGGCCATCCAGCATCACCGTGCCGGACTGCCGCGCCACGAACAGATCACTCACGTCGTCGTCTCCTTGGGTGAGATCCGCCGGCCGGAACCACAGCCCCGGCCGGCGGATCATCATGGTCGGGGTCAGGACTCGTCGTCCGTCAGGACTCGGAACGCGTTGTCCACCAGGATCTTGGTGGTGTTCCGCCACCGGGCGTAGATGCCCCGCTGCCCGGTCGGGAACCGCCGGGCCGCACCGAACAAATGAGGCACAAGCTCGACCGACATGCCGACACGGTCCACAACCAGGAACTCGTTGAAGTCGCCCAGGATCAGGTACCGGCCGGTGGGGCTGGACGGCATCGCCGAGGCGCGGAAGGCCGAGTAGCCGATCAGCTCAGGTGGCTGACCCGCGCCGAGCCGCACCCACAGGTCGGCACCACCGGAGGTGTCGAACTGCCGCACCAGGTTGTAGATGCTGCGGTTGGCCAGCCAGACGGCCCGGGCGAGGAACCGCTCACCCAGCCCGTTGTCGCCGGCCTCCAGGTCGTACAGGTCCTGGGAGGTGAACGACGCGCCGCCGGGTACCTCGCTGGCCGCGGCCAGCCCGGCGGCGATGCCGTCCGGGGTGTGCCCGCCGCCACTGATCAGGGACCCGTCGCCGTTGACGAACGACTCGGCCTCTTCGTCGTCCTTGGCGTTGTTCAGCAGCCGGGTCATCTCGGCCCGCAGCCGCGTCCAGTCCTGCTCCACGTCCATGGAGAACGGAACGAACGCGTGCACCGCGCTGGGCCGAACGACCGGCTGGTCCACCTCGGGCGCGTCGTCGGTGGCCTCCTGCACCTCCGGGGTGCGGGTGACCGTGATCCCGGCGGAGGTGACACCCTGCCATTCCTTGCCGACGATCGTCTCCACCCGGCTGATCTGCCGCAGCGGGTTGCTGGACCCGTCCGACGTGAGGATGATCGTCGGGTCGAGCTGGAACGGGACGGCGAACCCGCCGTCGGAGTCGGAGCCCACGGACAGCGCCCGGGCCTCCTCCGCGGTCAGCCCGGAGGTGGACCGGGCCAGCACCGCCTTACCGAACGCGCGGTCGTACAGCGGGGATCCGGTGGCCAGCATCCGCCGGGCCAGGGTCGCCGACTCGTCGTCGACCGTGTCCAGCAGCTCCAGCGCCCGGGCCTGCGCCCGCTCCTTGTTCTTCTGCCCGGGGAACTTGGCCCGCTCCACCGCCTCGTAGGCCCGCTCCCGGTACAGCCGGCGCAGGTCATCCTCCGAGGATGCCGACCGGCGGATCTCCCGCAGGTCGTACAGGTCCGAGTCGGTGCGCTTGGCCAGCAGACCCGGGGTGGTCACCGTGGTGATCCCGGCGCCACCCTCCACGCCGCGGCCCTGGGCGAACAGGCTCTCCAGGTTGACCCGGCGCCGCTCCGCGTCGTCGATGGCCACCTGGTGGGTCTGGTGCTCCTCGGACAGCCGGCCCCACTCCTCCCGGGTCTCATCCGGCAGGGCGGCACCCATGTACTCGTTGTCGATCTCGGTGAGGCGGGCGCGGATCTCCTCCTGCCGCTCCCGCCGTTCGTCCACGGTCATCGTGGGCTGCACGTTGTCACTCCTCTGGCTAGTTGTGGCTGGCTTGGTCGCCGCACGGCTGGCTACCGGCGGCTTGGGTGCCTTGGAGTGCTTACGCGGCTCCGGCTTGGACGCCGAGTGGCTGGGGGCCGGCTCGGTGGTGGTGGGTCCCGCAGTGGCCGCGGCCGGCTGCGGGGAGCTCTGGGCACCGCCCGGCGGGGCCGGGGAAGGCGCCGGGGGCGGGGTGGGTACTGGTGCGGGTGGGGTCGGCTCAGGCTCGGGCTCGGCAGCCGGCGCCGGGTCGGCCGGTGGGGTGGCCCGCGCGGTCAGCAGGTCGGCCAGCTCCGGGAACGCGGCCACCACCTCTTCGGCGAGGACCTGCCGCTCCTGCGGGTCGAACCCGGCCAGGTGCCGCTGCACGCAACGCTCATCCAGCCCGAACTGGCCCAGCACACCCCGCACCGCCACGGCGTTAGAGTCGAACCGGGAGCCACGTACGCCGACACTGGTCTGCGTGTAGGCCGGGAACACCACCGGGCCCAGTTCGAACAGTTCGACCTCTTGGATCTCCCGGCGGATCGGCCCGCGGTCGCCCGGGTTCTCAAGCAGGCCGGCCAGGTCGTCGGCGGGGATCTTCTTCCCGTCACGGTCGACCCACTGGTCCCGGATCACCCGGAACTTGAACGACATGCCGCGGATGGCTTTGCCTGCGACTGCCTGCCGGATCGGTTCCACCACGTCGTTGGCGAACAGCCGCGCGTTGACGAACAGACCTTCGTCGTCCTCCCGCAGATCCTCGATCGAGGCGATCGGCACACTGCCGGTGCGCTTGTCGTTGCCGTGGTCGAACTGCATCACCGGCATGCGGTCCCGCAGCGTCTTGCGGAACGCGCCCCGCTTGACAACCTCCTCGAAGTCCCCGGCGAACGACTCGATGATCGTGGGGGTGTCGAAGACCGCGGCGTAGCCTTCCAGGGTGCGCCCGTCGCCGACCGGCCCGGTGGCGCGGAACTCCACCGACCGGTAGCACAGCCGCAGCGCGGACCGCAGGTCCACACCGGTCACCGTTGTGGTGGTCACATCCGTCTCCGTCCTGGAGTTGTCATGGCCGCAGGGCACCGACGATCAGCTCTCCGCGCCGGGCGCCGTTGCCGTTGACCTGCGCCGCGTCCGCCTCACCGGGGGTCTGGAGCTGGACAGAAACCCTCCCGGTGTGCACCAGGCGGGACCAGTCGTGGTTCTGGACCGCGAGGATCGCCGACTGGGCGGTGAACCCGTCCCGCACCAGCGCGGTGATGGTCTGCGCCTCGGTGGCCTGCACCTCGGCCGCGTCCTTCGCGTCCATGTGCAGGAACGGGATGCCCTTCGTGGCGAACCACAGGTACACGCCGACGCTGGGTCGGCGGACCAGGATCTCCAGGCTGGCGGCGACGTTCATCCACATGTGCTGCATGGTTCCGTCGCCGAAGCGGCGCCTGGCGGCGGTGAAGTTGCCCGCGTTGAGCGACGAACCCTGGAGCCCTTCGGAGAATCCGACCCAGGACGGGGGGACCCCGGCGCAGGATGCCAGCCGCGACTCGGCCTTGCCCTGGGTGACCGCGAACTCCAACTGCTGGAAGTCTTTGCCGACCACGGTCGCGTCGGCGCCGCCGCCCAGGTACACCGTCTTGTATGCGTTCAGCGCGCCCTGGTGCTCGGCCTCGAAGACCTCTTTGAACTCCTTGACCGCCGCAAGCGTGATGCTGGGGTCGAACTTGATCACCATGTTGGGGGTGGCCGCGTTGCGGAGGAAGGCGCGCTTGTGGTCGGTCATCAGGTTGTCGCCGGAGATGTCCCGCAGGGCGGCGGTGATCCAGGACATGCCCAGGTAGGTGGCGTCCGGGTCCGGGATCGGCGCGTAGTGAGCGATCTCCTCGGGCAGGAACGTGACCATCTTCGCGTTGGGTGGCTTGTAGACGTAGCCGAGCAGCTCCACGTCGGCGGCTTCGGCCGGGTGGTCGGCGTCGGTCTGCGACCCGAGGACGATGTACATCCACTCCGGCCGCAGGCAGATCAGCCGGGACTTCTCGCCCCGGCCGACCCGGCGCACATAGGCGTTCCCGGCAGTGGTGACCTGGATCTCCATCCGGGCGAGCAGGTCCGCGGTGGTTCCACCCGGCCACGGCCGCTCCAGCACAGCCAGCTCGTCCGTGCCGAACAGGTCGGCGGGCGCCCCCCGGTCGAAGCGGGTCCACTGGAACCGGGCCTGGGAGAACACCTGTAGCCGGGCGAGCAGCAGCGCGAATACCGGCCCGTTGGACTTGGCCACCTGCGACAGGGTCGACCCGATGGCCTCCTCGTTCATCGAGGCCATGGTGGTGTTCAGCAGCGGATAGCTGGAGCCACCAAAACTGAAAAGATCAACATAATCCTGCCAGGACAGGGCCGACCGTTTCTGCAACTCGGTGCTGGTGGCCCGCTGGAGCCCCAGCAGCCTCCGCCACCAGCTCACACAGCATCCCCTCTATCACGGTATAGACGTGGTATGTATCCCGTAAAGCGTGGTATATTGCGGGTGCACGGCTTGGCCAGGCGAGGCTGGGCGTGGCGAGTCTTGGTTTGGCACGGCTTGTCGAGGCGGGGCATGGGGCGCGGTGATGGTCATCAGTCGGGTTCGACTCCCGACCACCGCACGCAAGGCGGGGCGGGGCCGGGCCCGGCGCGGCCTGGCTAGGTTGGGCTCGGCGAGGCACGGCTGGGCGCGGCAGGGAACTACCAACACGAGGAGCACGGGGAAATGGACTTCCGCATCACCATCGAAGGCACAACCAGCCTGCTCATGCACAGCGGCAGGCTGTCCAACCCGCTCGACCCAGCCGCAAAGGCCATGAAGCGGATCACCGGGAAGCGCAACAAGACCGACGATGACCACGAACAGATCGCCCGGCTGGAGCACGCCGGGTCGCTCTACATCGACTCGGAGATCGGCCCATTCATCCCCGGTGAGAACATCTGGCGCGCCCTTTACGACGCGGCGAAGAAGTCCAAGCGCGGGCCGAAGGTCAAGGAAGGCGTGTTCATCAAGTCCGACCTGAACCCGCTCGCCTACCGCGGGCCACGCGACGCGGCCGGACTGTGGGCCGATGAGAACTTCCGACTGCTGGCGTCCGCCAAGGTCGGGCAGCAGCGGGTCATGCGCTGCCGGCCCATGTTCCGCGAGTGGCGCACCGATGCCCTCGGCTACATCGATACCAACGTCATCGACCTGGCCGAGGTCGAGGCGATCGCCGAAACCGCCGGACAACTGATCGGGCTGGGCGACTGGCGCCCCCGTTACGGCCGGTTCATCGCCAAGGTCGAGACCGCGTGATGGCACCATTCCAGCCACTCGGCGAGCAACCCCGGTGGCGGATCGTCTACGACCTGCTCCGGGCCACCGAGACCGCCCACACCCTCACCTACCAGCAGATGGGTGACGCCCTCGGCCTGCATCCTGTCCGGGACCGGCACCAGCTACAGATGGCGATGCGGCGGGCCGCCCGCGAACATGAGCTGATCGACAAGCGGGCGGTCGAGGCGGTCCCCAACCAGGGCTATCGGGTGGTGAGGCCACCCGAGCACATGCAGCTTGCCCGCCAGCAGCAGCGGAAGTCGAACCGGGCGCTACGCTCCGGTCATTCGAAGGTGGTCCACGTCGACTTCTCGGGCATGGACCCGGACACCCGGCAGGCATTCGAGCTGGTTGCGCGGGCATTCGCCGCACAGATGGACTTCAACCGGCGGATGGACATCCGACAGAAACGGCTGGAGGAGTCCCTGTCGTCGATGGACCAGCGTCACGAGCGGTCCGAGGAGGAGATCGCGGAACTCAAGGCTCGGCTGGAGCGGCTGGAGCGAGGAGAAAGTTAGCGTGGCCTGGCGGGGCACGGCTGGGTACGGCGAGTCCGGGCATGGCTAGGTGCGGCAAGGCCGGGCCTGGCTTGGCCAGGCGGGGCAAGGCGAGGGTATCTAGCTGCCGACGAGGGCGAACGGGGTCAACCGGGCAACGTGGATGCGAGGTGTTGCCGCCCCCCACAACGCCAGGCTGGTGGCGACCAGGGTGCAGATGTTGACGCTGACCGAGCGGCGGTCCCACGCCCACCCATCGCCGAGCGGACGCTTCGTCGCCCCCGCCGCCGCATCGGCCAGGTCCGGGTCGGGTGAGTGCCACACGTCCGGGGTGGTGCCGGCGATCCCGTCGTACAGCTTCGCCGCCGCCGACGCCAGGTCGCCGGTGCTGGCCCGGTAGGCCGGCAGCCCAGCCGCCTCGGCCTCCTCGAACAGCGCCCGGTCCGATATCACGATCACACACGGCCGGTTGCGTTCCACCAGCGTCTTCAGCCGGGGTATCACCCAGCCGGTGCCCGGCCGGTAGTCCACCCGGTCCCGCAGCTCGGCCGCCTGCGGGTCGGCGGTGACCTCCACCGCCCGGCCGCCACCGACCCGGTCACCGGCGGCGGCGACCGCCGACCAGGTCCGGTCCGGGGTGACATCCACCCCCAGCGTCACCGGGTCGACCAGCCGAAGCTGCGCGCGGGTGGTCTTCTGCCGGGCCAGCCACGCCGCCTCGCTGATTACCTGCCACTTCGGTAGGCCGCCCTCCGGCCAGACCCCCAGCCCCTCCCGCAGGAAATCCTCGGCCGACAGCAGCTTCTTCAGCCGCAGGATCGCCCGCTCCGACGTGCGGGCCGGGTACGACAGGTTCGCCTTGCGCCACTGCCTACGGTCGTTCGGGTCGGCGTTCGCGTCGGCGGACAGCTCGACGTACAGCACATCATCCGACTCGCCGTCCAGCGCCTCCTGCCGCAGCCGGACAAAAACCTCACTCGGGTCGGTCGGCTTCGGCGGTGTGCCCATCAGGATCACCAGCGGGTTCGGCGCCTGGTTGGTCGTCGGCACCAGGTCCGACAGCGCCGCCTCGGTCAGGATCTGCGCCTCGTCCAGCACCAGCACCCCGACCTTGGTGAACCCGCGGATCGCCCCACGCTCCCGGGCCGCGAACACGATCCGGGCATCATTGCGGAACGGGATCTGCTCGTTCCCCGCCCCAGTGGTGATCTCGTCGTAGTCGATGTGCGCGGCGAGCTGGCGCCGTTTCGCCCATGCCCGCATCTCGTTGAATGACTCGCGCGACACCTTGAACCGGTGCGCCGTCCACACCACCGTCAGACCCGGCGTGGCGATACACAACGCGAACGCCACCGCACCCACGTCGAAGGTCTTACCCACCTGGCGCGCGATCGACAGCACCGCGGTGTCGGCCGCGTACAACCCGGCCGCGTCCTTGGCCAGCAGGCACCTGTTCAGATCCTGCTGCCACCGGTCGAACTCGATACCGACACGTCGGCACGTCTCCCGCACCGAAGGGAACCCGGACGACCGGATCCCCTTCGGCAAGATCAGGTGACGGGCCTCAGGTAGCAGCCCACGGTTCGTCCGGCGTCGCGGCTGCCGCACCAACTTCGTCCCCCTGGTCGTCGGCATCGATCGCCTCGATCTCCTTAGCGATCTCCAGCAGCCGCCGCGACAGTGACGCCAGATCCCGGGGTGGCGTGTTCGGGTCCTCGACTGCCTGGGCAATCCTGGACCGCAGAGCGACCAGCAGATCCCTGTGGCTGCCGCTCTGGGCCGCTACCGTCACACGCGGTGGCTTCCTTCCCTGCGCGGACTCACCTGGCCCTACCGCACGGAGCCGCCTTGTTCGAGCTGCCACGAGCCGGACCTCCCCGCTCCGAAACATCGACAGCCGTCACCGACAAGGCGGAGTTGGCACAAGGGGCTTACGCGAGATATCGACACTAGTCCACGTCAGGAGGCGGACATAGAATAACGTTTATACGTGCAGGTCAGGGCCGGGCCGGGCCCTACACGAAACGGAAAAACGCCGTGTGTAAAAATCACCTGGCTCGGAAGCGGGTCAGGGATTGTCCGAAATGCGTCGGGACCCGCCCCCCCGGGTGCCCCTGTGCATTCACCATCGTCGTGATGTGACGCGGCGTGGCGGCTGCCGTCGAGCTGCGCGTAAGGCATTGCCTAGCTTCGATCCACGTGAGCGGTTGCAGTGTCGGTGTGCCATGCGACCCTCACCAGGCTTCCCGCCCAGGGCGCGGGGCAGCGGGTGGTCGAGGTCCAGGTCTTGACCTTCCAGCATCGGTCGTCCGCAGTAGGGGCAGGGGTGGCCGTACGCCTGGGGTAGCAGCCGGGCGCGGAGCCGCTGGTGGGGGTGGCCCAGGCCGCGTTGGGTGGTGGTGGGCTGGTGGTTGTGGCGGGCCATCGTGGCTCACCTCGCAGCGCGGCGGCTGTTCCTGGTCTGGGCGCGGCGGGTGGCGCGGTTGGGTCCGGTGCCTGGGGGTGGGGTGTGGCCGTGGTGGGTCAGCTGCTGGGTGATGGCCTGCCGGACGCCCCGGTCGCCCCGGTCGCCGGTGTACGCCGCAGCCGCCCCGAGCACTACGGCCGGGTGGACACGGCTGGCGGCGGCGATGCGGCACACCGGGTGGATGATCTCCCACGGCAGGCCCGTCAAGGTGGTGGCCCAGCCGGTGGGGTGGGCGCGGGATGCCAGCCACGCCTCAACCTCGACCCGGTTGGGCAAAGCCGGGTCAGCCACGGCTGCCCGCCTCGATCACGGTCCCGTCGGGACGTACATGGTCCAGGCGGCCGCGACAGCTCACGTTGTGGCGTCGCAGCAGCCGGCAGGCCAGGCGGCCCGACCGGTAGACCAGCCAGGCGGCCACGTCGGCAGGTGTCCAGCGGCGGCGGTGGGCAAGCCAGCGGTCGTACACGAGCACCGGGTCCGGCCTCGCCTGCCGGTAGGTGGTACGCATCCACCAGCCACCGGCCAGGTAGGCGACCAGCACGGTCACAGCGGCCAGCCAGTCCGGGTCGATCAGACGGGCCAGCGCCAACGAGCCGACCGCGCATACCCAGCCGACCGTGTACGCCGGCTGACGGTAGGTCCGGGCCTGACCTGCTGGCGGCCTGCTGTTGCGAACCGCATCGGTGGTGATCCACTGCGTGGGATAGTCGGGGGTCGGGTCAGTCACGGCACGACCCACCCGCCGGGCAGCTCACCCCTGCGGCGCGGCGGGACCCCGATTACGGTCCTACCACACCGCCTGCATTCCAGCCGAGCAGCAACTATGCCCCAGACCGCTCCCCACGGTGTGACAGAGTCCAGCTTGACCCGCTCGATGACCTTCACCGGCTGATGCCCGCGTAGCCAGCAGACCAGCCGCGTCACAGCTGCTACTCCTGCCGGCTGGCCGGCGTACGACAGGTGCAACCGCTCGCCGTTGACCGTCACGCCACCACAGCAGCGGAGGCTGGCCGAGCAGCGGCGGCACACCGTGCGGGTACCGCGGGAGCAGTTGCCGGCCTCATGCCCGCCGAAGTGCTCGCCGCATGCCGGGCACGGCAGCCAGAACCAGCCGCCCGCCGCAGCGTACAACCGGTGCACCCACCGTGGCAGTCTCATCGTGTCCGCCTCGCCTGGATGGCCTCCCGCAGCAGCCGGCGGATCAACTCCGACCGGTCCACACCCTCAGCGGCGGCCAGCCGGTCCAACTCGGCCACACCAGCCCACGAGAGTTTCACCGAGACGGTGCGGCGACCTGACCTGGTGGTGGTGTCTGTGCTGCTCATCCCGTCACACGCTACCAGCGCCAGGTTGGGCTGCACACCTCCGCCAGCCGGGTGCCGGGCGGTAAACGGCAATCTGCTCGGCGGCAACGACCAGCGCCTTAACGCCCGGCAGGCGCTCGCTCAGCTCCCGCTTAAGCTCGTCGACCTGCTGAGGTGAGATGGCAGCCTGGACCCGCACCACCAGCGTGTCACCGGGCCGGATCACCAGCTCCTCGACGATGCCCTCCAGGCCGCTCACGCCCGGCTCCTCACGTAGGTGAAGGGTCCGCGGACCCCGGCGCTGTGATGCTGCGCGGCCTCCAGCGCCAGCTGCAACCGCCGCCGTGGTGCCAGGGTCGGGGTGGCGTACAGGGCACCGTGGGCAGCCTGGCCGCCGCAGCCGATCGCCGCGTACCCGCCGGCCGGCTCACCCACCTGGTAGTCGCCGCCGACCTCGAACAGCCGGCCCGCCACGCCCACCAGCCACTGGCCGCCTTCCTCCTGCTCGCTGTCCTTCTTCGCCCAGCCGCCAGCCTTGAACGCGGCCCGGGCGGCGTCGACGAACGTGGTCGTCATGAACCGGTCCAGCTTGGCCGTGTCCGGTTTGGGCGGGTCGAACGACCAGCGCAGCAGTTGGCCCATGCGGAAGCTGGTGGTGTACCCGATCGCGTAAGGGCCGACAGTGAACACCTTCGGGTCGGCGCGGACAGTCAGATCCCAGCCGGAGATGCCGGCCGAGTCACCACCCAGGTGCACCACACCGTTGTGGACCAGCCCGACGATGACCGTCACCGAGCGGGCCGCTCGGGCAGCGTCAACCGGTCAATCATCTTGTCCACCCGGCGCCGCTCGGCGTCGTAGTCGGCCCGCAGCCGCCGAAGATCCGACGTGCCGCCGTAGTGCGCTGCGAGCGCATCGAGCAGAGCATGGGCCACGTCGCCGTCATGGAGCCATCCGGGCGCTTTAGTCCGAGGTAGATGTGTACGCCACGGCCCATGCTGAGGTAGTCGGGCACGACGAACGCCTGCCACGTCATGCCGGCGCCCCAGCATCAGGGGCCGGCTGCACCACGTACCCCAGCCGGGCCTGCCGCGAACCTGCCAGGCGCTCCCGCTGCTCGGCCACCCGCCGCGCCTTGTCCGGGTCGACCGCAGACGGCACGAACCGGATACCCTCCGGGTCGTCCCGGCAGTCCCAGATCGCGCCCAGCCGCTCCGACCCGTCCGGGGCCAGCTCGACCGACAGGGCCAGGCCCAGCGGGTGCAGAAACTGCCGGTTCACCTCTTGCAGGAAGCCGGTTTGGCGAAACTCGGCCACCGGCAGGTGACGCACATCAGCCGTGCCGGTGATCACCGGGTCGGACATGGGTACTCCAGGGTTCGGGATGCGGCGGGATGTTTGCAGGGCCGGCCCCGGGCACATCCCGGGACACGGGGCCGGCCCCGGTCGAAGTGGTGCGGGTTATGCGTCCTTGCCGAACGCCTGGTCCCGCGCCCTACGCAGCAGATAGATCAGGTCGTTGACCGCGCGGCGGTCGAGCTGGCAGTGCAGACCGTTCCAGGCGATCGGACCCTCGTAGCGGACGCCGGGTGTCTCCGAGTCCGGGAGGTGCTGGACCAGGTTGTGGATGCCCACGGCCGTGTTGGTGTCGGTGCCGATCTCCACGTGGTCGCGGTCCCGGCTCCAGCCGACATCGACCCGGTACTGCCGGTCGGCGACGCAGTAGACGCTCTCCTTGGGCATGGGTGGTTGCTCCTTCACGGATAGCCCCGTCACGGGGCGGCAGAGAAGCCCCGGACCGGTGGTCTCGGGGCTCTCACCGGCATCACGCCGGGAGCTGTTGTCACACCTGTGTCGTATGGTGCCGTTGTGTCGCGCTACCGTCTTCAGCCCACGGCCGCCCAGGAGGCGGCGCTGCTGGAGCACTGCGCACACGCCCGGTTCGTCTGGAACCTGGCCGTTGAGCAGCACTCCTGGTGGAGCCGGCAACGCGGTCCGGCACCTAGGTTCGCCGAACAGTGTCGGCAGCTGACCGCGGCCCGGGCCGAGCACGAGTGGCTGCGCGGCGGCTCCGTGACCGTCCAGCAGCAGGCACTGCGGGACTTCGCTGCCGCGATGGCGCTCTTCTACGAAGGCAGCCACCGACTGCCGAAGTGGCGGAAGGCAGGCAGGGACGAAGGATTCCGTGTCGTTGGCCAGCGAGGTACTGGGGTCGGCACCCATTGGGATGTTCGTCGGCTGTCGCGCAACGTCGGTCAGGTCAAGGTGCCGAAGATCGGCTGGATAAGTTTCCGCTGGTCCCGACCGGTGCCCGACGGGGTGAAGTCGTACCGGGTCACCCGTGACCGAGCGGGGCGGTGGCATGTCGCGTTCGCCACGATCCCGGAGCCGATCCCGGGGCCGGGCAACGGGGCAGAGGTGGGTGTGGACCGGGGCGTGGTCGCGGCGGTCGCGCTGTCCACCGGTGAGCTGTCGACCGTGCCGACCCTTCGGCCAGCTGAGCGGCGTCGGCTGCTCAGCCTCCGGCGAAAGCTGGTTCGCGCCAAACGAGGGTCCACCCGGCGCAGCAGAACCAAGTTGGCAATCTCCAGGCTGAGGACGCGCGAGACGGACCGGCGGAAGGACTGGGTGGAGAAGACCACCACCGACCTGGCCCGCCGGTTCGACCTGATCGCGGTAGAGGACCTGAAGATCGCCAGCATGACCCGGTCGGCCAGAGGCACTGTCGAGGCGCCGGGCCGGAACATTAGGCAAAAGACCGGCCTCAACAAGGCGATTCTGTCCGCTGGCTGGGGGCTACTGGTCGAGCGCCTGGAAGGTAAGGCGCCTGGCCGCATCGCCAAAGTTAAGCCTGCGTTCACGTCGTTGACCTGCAACGCCTGCGGGCACTGCGCAGCCGAGAACCGCGAGAGCCAAGCGGTGTTCCGGTGCCTCGCCTGCGGGCACGTGGCCAACGCCGACGTGAACGCGGCCTGCAACATCAGGGACATCGCGGCGGGGCGCGCCGTGACTGCGCGGGGAGGCTCGCCGCTGGGCGAGCCCGTGAACCGCGAACCTCAACCCGAGCTGCTCGCAGCCTAGGTTGGAATCCGACGCCTTTTGGGCGTGGAGGACGTCAACCGGCATCACGCCGGGGTTTGGTTTGGTTCGGGCTGACTGGGCCGCGAGAAGGTGGGGAAGTTGTGGGCGGCCCTCGGCGACCCCTCTTGCGTGAGCGGGGGGTCAGCGGGGAAGGGTCGGGGGCCGCCCGAACTGGGTTGGTCGGGGCCGTGGGATGAGTCTAGGCCTGGGCACCGACATGGGAGCCGGTGGCGGGGGAGCGGTCCTGGTGGCGCGCCGACAGGACGGTGTTGCGGGTGTGGTGCTCGGCCTCGACCAGGTCACCCCACCGGTAGAGCCGGTGGCCACGCCACCAGCCGACCGTGCGCACCGGCCGGTGCTCGGTGTGCTCCACGCCAGCGTCGTCGGTCCACCGGGCAACATAGCCGCGGGCCGCCCACATGCTCACCGTGTGCGGGGACACGCCAAGCCGGGCGGCGGCGAACGCGCGAGGAACCCCCGTGTCGGGGCCGGCCTGGGGCATGAACACCCCCGGCGGCGGGCACGACAACACCCCGACCAGCAGGAGTCGGGGCGGAAGTGGGCACAGGAATCCACCCGCAGAGTAACGCCCGTGATCGCGAATGGGCAAGTGGGGTGGGGCCGACACGCTGGTCAGGCCGTATCCGGGTCGGGTCGGCGGTATGAGGGGTGCAGCAGCTCCCGGATCTCCTCCGCAGTGCGGCGGGACCGCTCATACCCGGCTAGGTGCCGCACCCAGTCGTGAAACTCCTCCTCCCGATAGACACGCATGCACGATTCGTTGGCGCAGGCTCTGTCGCCGGAGCCATCCGGGACCACGAACAGCTCCCGCCGATCGCAGCGTTTGCACTGCACCCCGTCGCACGGCTGCGGCGGCGGGTCGAACTCGCCCAGCACCGACATGAGCTGCCCGCGGAGGGTACGCATGCTCTCGGCGAAGTCGCCGACCGCACCGAAGCGGCGGCAGGCCCAGTCCAGCCGGGCGGCCAGCCAGTCGACCAGCACCGCCACCGTCGGGGACGGGTGATGTTCCCGCATACCACGCATCTCCACCCACTCCCTGGCCCACGAGTCGAGCACCTGCGCCACCGGCAGGTAGCCCACCTGGTCGGCGATCGGGCGGAGCACCGGCTGACCGTCCAGGCCAAGCACCGGCCGCCGCTCGTACGCCTCCACCCACCACCAGGTGTGCTCGGCGGACTGCGGGTCGAAGGTGGCCATCCGCTTACGTGCCAACTCCAGCTCGGTGGCCGGGGCCAGCGCCACGGTCACCCCGTCGACCGGCTGCCCACCCAGGCGCACCACCCGGGTCAGCAGGTCCTCCACGTCCAAGTTCAGCGGAGCCGCCGGGTCCGGGGTGCCGGACACCCGCTCGCCTACCTGGTCCGATGGCACCAGGTAGGCGGGAAGCTGCCGGTAACGGCTCCCGACCCCGGACAGGGCGGTAGGCAGCCAGTCCCAGCACGGGTCGCACACCAGCCCCATCTTCGGGTCCCGCCGGCGGCAGGCCGGGCACGAGCCGCCACGCGGTTCGTCGGCAAAGCGTGAAGACGCAGCAGCAGGATGCATCGGCGGGTCCCCGTTCACATCTGGCGGTAGGCTGGTCGACAGCCGACCACGGGGGAGTGGCGGGGGATACGCTGGCGGCCCGGGATGCACACCCGGGCCGCCGCCGTCCACCCGCAGCCTACCCGGTAGGTAGCTGCATGGCGGACATGAACAGGATGAGCCGGTTGTGGCCGTACGGCCAGCGGGCCACGCCACCGTCCATCCGGCAATGGAGGAGAGTACGGCTTGGCTTGGTTGTGCCGATCTCCAGTGGCACCCGGCCCGGCGGAACGTCGACCACGCACCTGATCGGCTGGGTGCCATGCACGCCGTCGGTGTAAGGGACGTTGACCGACTTCTCCATCTTGATCGGCTCGTCCCAGTAGAGCCAACCGTCCTGGTCAGCGTTCCTCTGGCTCCGGCTGACGGTGGCCACGAAGGGTCCCGGCAGTTGACCGATTTTCGCCGCGTTCCCCTCGCGGTCGGAGTCCGGTCCGGGCTCGCCACGGGCGCTAATCTCTACCTCGAACATATTGCCGGCCATGAGTGCGCTGTGGAGGTGGGCGAATGCGGCGATCTCCTGGATCGACCACCGCGATCTGATACCGCGGTGCTGTTGGCCCACCTGCTCTAGGTAGCTGTCGTCCCATCGGCCCTCGGTGAGTCCTTGAACGTAAACCTGAAGCGCCGTCGCGCCGTCCCGGGTGCTCATGAACTCGCGATGCATGGCCTCGGCCATGTCCTCATGGATACTCGACACGCGTACGACGATACCACGAAACTCTGATTTAGTGGTACGGTCTGGACCATGGTGGAGAGCAACCTTCCGGTCGTCGTCGGCAGCCTTGCCGCAGCCCGTCAGGCCGAGCAGGACGCGCTCAACGGCGACGACCCGTGGACCCGGGCCGACGCGCAGGCCGGCGTGTGGCTGCGCAGCCCCCGGTTCGCGCCAGACACCAAAGCGCAGTACGCCGCCGTGTGGCGATCTTGGCGTCTGTGGTGCGTGGCCACCGGGGTACCGCCGTTCGACGCCCAACGGTCCGACCTTGAGGCATACACCACCGCGCTGGAGACGGTCGGCAACCCGGCCTCCCGCAAACCCCGGCCGCTGGCCCGCCGGTCCGTCGCCCGGCACATGGCCGCGATCTCCAGCTACTACCGCCGGGCCATCTCCGACCAGAAGACCGACCGCAACCCAGTGCCGCCGCAGGACCGGCCGAAGGCCAAGCGCACATCCCGTCAGCCCTACCTCGAACCTGCCGAGGTCCGGGCGCTGGTCGCGGCAGCCGACGCTGACAGCCCCCGCACGGCCGCGCTGGTCGCGCTGCTGGTGATGGCCTGCCTGCGGGTCTCCGAAGCGCTGGGCGCCAACGTTGAGGACATCACCCCACCCCGCAAGGGCGTCCGGTTCGTGCACGTCACCCGCAAAGGCGACAAGGAAGAGGACGTGCCGCTGTCTCCGCCGGCCTGGCAGCGGGTGCAGCCGATGGTGGAGGGGCGCAAGGGGGGTCCGCTGCTGGCTACGGAGAGCGGGCGCCGACTCGATCGGAAGGCCGCGTGGAAGACCCTCCGCCGGCTGGGTCAGCGGGCAGGTATTGAGTCGCCCATCGGACCTCACACGCTGCGGCACGCCTACATCACCCGCGGGCACGAACTGGGCATCCCACTCGCCGACCTCAAGGACGCAGCCGGCCATGAGGACGCACGCACCACCAGCCTGTACAACCGGTCCGGATTCGACCCGGCCCGGCACCCGTCATTCATCATCGCCCTGGACATGTTCGGAAGGTGAGTCGCTACCCACGTACATCGTGAATCACGCCAGCCTACCGGGACCCTCATTCCCGCGGCCGATCCGACCATCGCTCAACCTGCGCAGGTTTCAGCCGTTATCAGCTAGTTCCGGGCCTAGCTCGTCGACCAGCACCTCGGGTGGCGCGTGCCGCAGCAGATCCCCCAGCACCTCCGCCCGCCGGGCCGCCTCAGGTGTGCCGCGCACGTCAACCACCGGCCCCACCGTCCGCTGCTCGCGAGCCGACAGCCGCCGCCGGAGGTGGAACGCCCGGCCCGACCACTCCCGCCACTCGCCGAGGGACGGATCGCCGACGCCCTGTAGCTGCCGTACGGCCTCCCGCTCCAGCATCGCCGGGATCGGGATCGGCTGCCGGGTCGCCACGCTCGCGTGCCAGACCGGCCCAGGGGCCAGGACGCCGACAGGCGGACCGGACACCTGACGGCCGAAGCCATGAGCGTCGGTTCGCTCCGGATGCGCCTGACCAGGCGCCAACGCCTCCAGTCATTCGTACCCCGAGTTGACCGTCAATACGACCGACAGCCCGTTGGGCAGCGCCCGGCCGAAGCGTGGGTGCATCGTCTCGATCGACAGGCGGCAGTGCCGGTCGATCGCCGTACGCTGGTGCCGGTTCACGACTCGGACCACCCGCTGTCGGTGTACCGGCCCTCGGCCACCGCGCAGAACATCTGCTGCACCGACACACCGCGCTCCTCGGCTGCGACTAGCGCCCGCTCGTACATCGCCTCATCGGAGCAGACCGCCCGCAGCGCCACCCGGTCCGACTCGGCCTGCACCGCCGCGGCGACCGCCCGACCGAGCCCGGCGGCGGCTGCACCGACGGCGCGGATCGGCGGGCCGGCCGTGGCGATCTGCTCACCCGCCCGGCGGAACGCTTCCGACGCCTGGGCCATGCCCTCCTCGTACTGGCTAGTGTCCACCCGCAGGTTGACCCGCGGCCGGCGGCGGCGCCAGCGGACCTTCCCGAGTCGCCACAGTCGGCTGATCGCCTCACAGGCCGGTGGGACCACACCGGCCAGCAGCAGCCAGGCCCAGTACGGGTGACGGTCGCCCAGCCCGGCACCGGCAACCACCATCATCAGCCAGGCCCACAGCGGAGTAGCGATCAGCCAGGCCGTGAACCACACGACCGCCTCACGCCAGCGGCGGCGGGTGCGCAACGTCCCGGCCACCGCCCGGCCGAGCCGGTCCGGGTCGGCAGTCAGGATCGTCCGCTGACCGCCCTCGCCCACCACCAGCACCTGGTCGGGTGGCACGTTCGGGCTAACCACCACCGGGATCCCGAATAGCCGACGGGCCTCATCCACCCACATGCCGGTCGAAGACTGGCCTGCCGGGGAGTAGCGAGGAACCCGCTCCCGGTACACGGCCGCCACATTGGGCGTCAGGTCCACGCCGCCAGCTAGCTCTGCCGGAGTTGGCGCGTCAGGGTCGGCCGGAGGGTTTGGTATCCATAGTAACCGATGCCAAGCTGTTGCCGCCGCCGCGAACTCCTCGGTCGTCTGCCCGACCGGCAGCGGGGCAGGCGGCAGGCTGGGCTCGGGGTCGAGCCTGCGCCGGTCGCCCAGCTCCCGCTCCAACCGGCGGAACGACCCGGACGGACCCGACGCCTCCAGCTCCGACCACGGCACCTCCAACCCGACGAACCGGTGCCCGTCATCCACCCGCAGGAACGCCCGGACAGACTCCGAGTCGGTGTAGACCCGGTAGTCCAGGCCCGTGTCGTCCCGGTGGGTGGAGTCCAGCAGGGTCAGGCCGGTGTCGTCGAAGACGGTCACCAGGTCCGGCCGCCAGCGGGCGGCGGTCGGAGGCCCCGAACCCCACGCGTCGGTATCCGGGCCACGGTGGGTCGGCTCGCAATCAGGTGAGCACCACGCCGACCCTGGCCGCGGGTCCGCGCCACAGGGGCAGCGGCCCTCCACCGCAGCGTCCACCCGCTCCAGCACATCCTCCGGGCTGCGCCGGGGCGCCGCCCCACACAGATCCCCCGGGCACCGCACACCCTGCCAGCCGCCGACGTGGGTCCAACCAGTCGAGGTGTTCCCGGCCCGGATTGCCCGTCCACAGTTGCGGCAGGCTTCCCCCATCTGGGCCGGTGGCAGTCCGACCTCAGTCACCGTCAGGCACCTCCTCCACCAGGCCGAAGGTAAGCAGCCGGCGGACCAGCCGGGAGGTCACCACGTTGCCCGTGATCTCCGCCTGCGCAGCCAGCACACCCTCGGCCGCCTCCCGGCTGCCACGCAGGTCCACGTGACTCCGCCCGTCTGGCCACACCATCTCCACTCCGTACTCCCACCGCCAGCCGGTGGCGTGGAGCTGGTGGTTGACCGCCTCTACCGCCAGCGCGGCATCTTCTCTGGTGTCCATCAGCCCGATCAGCTTCCCCCGCTCCGGACCGTCCGGCATGTGCCGGTAGATGGTGCGGCCGTGGGTGCCCGGGGAGGTGCCGACACGCCACCGCTCCCCCCGAGCGGCATCCTCCCCGGCCCGGGCCCGGACCCGGGCATCGTAGGCAGGTAGCGCCACGCGTTGCAGCTCCCGCCAGATGTGCAGCGAGTGGTCACGGCCCAGGTCGCCCGTATCGACACCCCAGCCGCATATGCAACTGCCGATGTCAAGGCGCTGGTGGGCGATCAGCACCTTCACGGCGTCCAGATCGGCGTCGGTGAACGGCTGCTCAGGCATCTTCGCGCCTCCAGGCGTCGAACCCGCCCGATGCCGGCCGGGCGTGGGCGTCGTGGCCGGGGCGGAGCTGGCACGGCGGGCCGTCACCCGGGTATGGCTCACCGCAGCGCGGCTCACCATCGGCGGCGTACGGGCTGCGGCGGAGCTTGCCGGCGGCGGTGAGTGCGTTCAGCACCGCCACGGCGTCGCTCGCACAGTTGCCTGGACACGGGTCCTCGCATCCTTCCTGGTGCAGCACCTCGGCCACCAGCCTCACGGTGGCGGGATCGTAGCGGTCAGCCGACATCGTCGTCGGCCTCCCGCTCCAACCGAGCCACCTCGGCGGCCAGCCGCTCACGCTTGGCGCGCAGCTTCTCGGCGCCGGTGTGGGCGAGCATCAGCAGCAGCGGCAGCGCCAGCGGCCAGGCGACGACGCAGGCGATGCCAGCCCACAGGGCGCGACCGAAGGCGTCCGTCCACCCAATCTCTGCCGTGTACCGCCTGCCGCAATCATCCTTCCGATCGACCAAACCGCGGCGTGGCTGGTCGCCCAAGATCCGCACGAACGCCACCCGGCCGATGACGGCGCCGATCAGCAGCCATCCCCAGATGCTCAGCAGCGTGATCATCGTTCGGCCTCCCGTCTCGGTAGCCGGGGGTTACGCACCCGGTCGGTGGTGATCCACTGCTCGGGCTGGTCCGGGGCCGGCTCCGGGCTGCCGGACCTGTCCAGCCAGCGCAGCACCAGCACCGCAACCGCCCGGTCGCCACCCTCGCCGTGCTCCAGCCGCATCACCGTGGACGCGGCCACCCCGATCTGCTCGGCGGCCTGGTGCATGGTCAGCCGGCGGGCGCGGCGAGCCTCGCGGACCAGCAGCGGAAGCTGCTCAAGCAGGTCGGCCAGCTCGGTGTACGAGATCAGGTCGCAGGCCGGTTCACCCATCGTCGCCACCTCCGTCCGGCTGCTGGCTGCCGGGGACGGGGCGGACCTTGAGGAGGTCTTGGCAGTGTGCCTTCATTGCTTCCCTAGCGCGAGTCTGACTCTTTCCGTGCGGGGCGAAGACAAGTGGGCATCCGCAGGAGCATTGATATTCCTTGGCGGCGACGCGTACAAGGCGGTGACCCCTGATCCCACGGCCGACCAAGGGAAGCCCCCTGGCTACCGGCGCCACCCTGTCAAGGGCCGACTGCTCGCCAGGACGCGGAAAGTTCAGGGCAGCGTAGTCACCGAAGTAGCGGCGCGCTGCATCGTCGTAGGCGAGCGCTGCATCCTCCTCCGACATGAAGCGGCCAAGCTTGATCTGCTTCCCCTGCGGGTAAATCCTCGCTAGCCACCTAAGCCTCGACGTGTCCCAAACAACGCCCTTGTAGCGAGATGTTCCCCTGGTCTTTTTGCGATTGGCTTGGTTCTGTGATTCAGTCGCAGGTCGTAAGTTGCAGCGCCGGTTGTCCAGGCCGTTGCCGTTGATGTGGTCAACCATCGGCCATCGGGTCAAGAAGGTGTGCACGAACTGACCTCGCTCTCGCACGGAATCCCCATCAGGTTCCAGGAAGCGTCGTCGTGCGTAGTAGGTTTCCCGCTTCGTCACAGGACGCCACCTGAACTGGGAGACAGCTTCCGCATCGGCATCATCGACTAGCAGAAACAGACCATGATGCAGTGGGATTCGCACGGCCGTCACCTGACATCTCCAATGCTGCGGGTGCCGGCGCGGATCTCGGTGGCCCACTGGTGGAGCTGATCCCGGGTGGGCCACTCGTTGGTGCCGACTGCCGTACGGTGCCACTCTCCGGCGGCCCAGTCGAGCGTGTCGGCGGCGGCGTGCCGGTCCCGGGCCTCCATGTCCCCGGCGGCCCGCTCCCACAGCTCGGCGTCCCGGCGGGCGGTGGCCAGCTCGGCGCGGAGGGCGTCGACCGCTGCCGTCCGGTCCCAGGCATCGCGGCGGTAATCCTCCACCCGGCCCTGCACCTCGGCCAGCTCCCGCCGCACCCTGGCCAGCTCGGCCCGTAGCCGCTCCGCCTCAGCGGTCTGCTCCTCGTTGGCCCGGACGGCGCGGGCCAGCGCCTCCCGGTGGGTGCCGGCCAGGGGCACCAGGTCCGCGTCGGGCACGTCCTGGCCGGCGTCCAGAGCAACCCGCAGCCGCATGAGCACCTCGGCCAATCCGTGGCTAGCTACGGCCAAATTGGCCGTAGCGACCGGCTCCTTGCGCCACGGCGGTGTCGAGCCCACCGCCTGCTCGGGCTCAATCCAGTGGTGGTCACGCCCGGCCGGCTCCGACGGTGTGCCGGCCGTCGGCGGCGGTGCGGCCTCCACCCGCCACGGCGGCGGGGTGCCGACCACCAGCACCGGCTCGCCCGCGGCCATGCGGCGGTCATGCTCGGCCTCGGTGGTGTCCCCGAGCGCGTCCATGGCGGCCGCGAGCGCTTTGAGCGCCCCGTCGGCGCTGGCGTGCCTCAGGTGCTCCCGGCCGTCAGGGCTCAGGGAATCCCACCACGCCCGCGCCGCGGCCAGCACCTGGGCGGCGGCCGGGTCCACCAGCAGCTCCGGCCGGTCGGCGTGTAGCAGGTCATCGGCCGCGCACGGGTCCGGGCAGTCCAGCCGTGAGCAGGTGACATGCCCGGCCTCGCCCCGGAACAGCGAGCTGCCCCGGCAGGCAGGGCAACGGCCGGCGACGTGCGGGAAGACGGCGCCGACACCATGGGATGCCGTGGTCGGCTGCGGCTTGGGCTGGTCCGGCGGCTTGCTCGGTGGTGGTGGTGGCGGCTTGTGGGTGGTCATCCTCGGTCCTCTCCCATAGCTCGGATCGCTGCGGAAACCAGCCCGTGCGTCCGGGCGGGCCCTCCCGGCCGGCGACTGGTCGGTGGCGGTCATCGGTCGATCGCCTCCCGGTCGCGCATCTCGGCACCGGCTCGCAGGACCGCGGCGGCCAGCCGTGTGCAGCTCATCAGGTACCGGCGGTCACAGGCGCAGCCCTCACGGTCGTGGATCTCGGTCGCAGCGGCGACCAGTTCGTCGCGGGTTGCCATGCTCAGGCGTGTCCTCTCGGGTGGTGGTGGTGGTGGGGTCCGGGAAGTCGGCGGCGAACCAGGCCGGGTCTACGCGCATCGCCCGCTCGACCGACGGCGGGTACGGGGTCCCGCAGATCGCGGCCTCGGCGATCGCCAGCTCCACCTTCGCCGCGGCGAAGGTGGGCGCGGTGCCGGACGCCGCGCCGTACGCGGACTGGAACGCGGACCATGACCAGGTGCCGTCCGGGTTGGGTGTGATGCTCCAGGCCATCAGCTCGCGTCCTCTCGTCTGGCGGTAGTGCCGCACCCGCAGCGGTGCGGGGTGAGGTGACTGGCTGGCCGGGTGCAACGGTGGTAGGCGCGTTCCGGGCACCAGGTGATGCCGCCCCATTCCCAGGTGCACAGCTCGGCAGGTGGGGCGGTCAAGGTGCTCACCACTCGACCACCCCGCCGGCGCACCGGTGGCCGGCCAGCATCGCGGCCAGCTCCACCAGGCCGAACTCCAGCACCCGGTACGGCGGCCGGGCCGACGCCCACCCCAGCGACTCCCCGCACCGGACGCACGCCAGCGCCACATGATCGACGGCCAGTGTGATCAGCCGGACCCGGCCCGGCTCACGTAGGTCAGTCATGGCTGAACACCACCGCCATCAGCAGCAGCACCGCGACAATCCATACCCCGAACGCCCCAAGGCCGGCGTCCACGGCACCGAGGCCCAGCAGCACCAGGGCGACCAGCCAGCCGAGCGCGGCCCAGCCGAGCAATGTCCACAGCCCAACCCACGCCAGCCAGCTGGCGAGCGCCCCCCGGCGGGCCTGCCACCTCACCTTCCCACCCATGTCCCCTCGCTCTCGTCGATCTCTTCCATCAGCTCCGCGAGCCCGTCCAGCACCGGCTCCCCCACTCCCCCACCGGCCCGCACCCGTATCCGGCGCCGCAGCTCGGAGCGCAGCACCAGCCCCAGCCGGGCCGCGCACACCCGGCCCAACCCGACAGCGCACCACCGCGGGTCGGAGAGCACTCTGCGGCAGCGGTTGCAGCGCACGGTCGGCTCGGTGGTCATGGCACACCTGCGCCCTCCTCCATCAGCGTCGGGTTGACCGACAGCTCACCCCGACCGGAGGCCAACTCCAGCGACCGCAGCCGCGACAAGGAGTTGCGGAACCCGCCCGAACCTGCGGAGTAGCCGGTGGACTCGGCGATGTCCTGCACCGGCACCGAAGCCGGGTACCGGTCCACCAGCACGTCGAGGATGGCCCGCTCCGCCTTCCCCAGGTGATGCTGCTTCCACCAGTCGACCAACGCCCGGCCGGACGGCAGCGGCTCCCAGTCGCCCAGCGCTTCCAGCCCTTCCGGGGTGGCGGTGATCTCACCCCGGCCCTCGATGTACCCCGCCGTGCGCAGCGCGGACAGGGCGTTGCGGTAGCCGCCGGAGCTGTGCGAGTAGCGAGCCAGCAGCGCCACCTGCACGACGGTGCGGGTGCCGTGCTGCGCCAGCACGGTCAGGACGGCCCGCTGCGCCTTCGGCAGTGCCACCCCTGCCCCGCCGCCGGCCTGCGGCTGCCGGCTCGGCGGCGGGCAAGCGGGCGGCACCGGTGGTACCGGTGAGACGGGCCGGGCCGGCGGCGGTACGGCTGCCGGGGTACGGCCGGCGGCGGTGATCGCGTCCACGGTCGGGGCCAGCCGCTCCAGCGCGGCGCTGATCTGCTCGTGCGCCTCCCGCGCCGCCAGGTCCAGCTGGTCCCGTACCGCGGTCAGCTGCCCGCCGGCGGCCCGCAGATCGGCCAGGTTCGTGTCGGTGAGCACCGACACCTCCACCCGCTCCGGCTCGGGCAGGTCCGCCCTGGCCGCGGCCAGGGCGCGCTCAAGCTCGGCGATCCGCACCCGCAGCACCTTCGGGTCCTCGGCCTTGGCCCGCTCCACGGTGGCGGCGATCTGCTCCCCCAGGACGCGCAGGTCCACCGTGGCCATCCGCTTCACCGGCAGCCGGGTCTGGCCCGGCTTCGGCGTCGCTGAAGAGTCGTAGGTGCGTGGCCGGCGTACCTCGATCCGGCGCAGCAGCCCGAGCCAGCCGGGCGACCAGAACCAGGCCGTGCCCACCGGCAGCGACGGCAGGCTGCCCTTCAGCTCCCGGGCCTCATCCTCATCGGCGTGCAGCCGCACCCACTCGTCGATGGCCTGCACGTCCCGCGGACCAGTCATCCGCAGCGCCACCAGCACCTCCGCCTGACCGAGCACGTCCTTGTTCAACACCGCCGGCCGCTGGGTGATCAGCGTGACCCCCAGCCCCCGCACCCGGCCGCGGCGCACCACGTCGTCCATCGCGCCGAGTAGCCGCTCCGCCCCGGGTGGTATACGCTGCGGCGCCAGCAGGTCCGCCTCGTCCACCACCAAGTGGAGCGGGTCCCGGTTGCGGTGGTACAGCCGCTCCAGAAAGTCCGTGCAGAACCGACGCGCCGCGGTCTTGGTCAGCAGCGACAAGTCCAGCACCGCCGGCACCCGCTGCTGAACGATCACGTCAGCAATCACCGTCCCGGCGGTGTCCGACAGCGGCACGTCCGCATGGTCTCCGCCGAAGATCACCACCGGGAACCCGTCCGACTTGCCCGACGCCGACGTGCGCAGCCCCCACCACACCCCGGTCGGGTCGATCACCGCGACCGGAAGCTGCGCGGTCAGCAGCTCCTCGCACAGCACCCGCGCCAGCGTGGTCTTCCCGGACCCGCGCTTACCGAGCACCGCGAATGTCTCCGTGACCGCCTCGTCCGGAAGCACAAGCCCGGCGCCGAGACTGATGCTGGTCGTCATCGCTCCTCCTGCGGGTTCCAGAACGGATCGTCGGCGTCGCGCGGGTCGTGCCACACCAGCGACCGGGACGCGTCGATCAGCTCGGCCAACCCCCGCACCGCCTCTTGCGGGAGACGCACCACGGCCAGCGCCTGCCACCGGCTCTCAGCAGACGCCACGGTGAGCTGGATGCCGTGCTCCTGCTCTCCGCCGCCGTAGGGGTAGATCGACGCCCACACGACCGTGTCGGTCAGCATGTCGCGGTGCTGCCACCACTCCGGTCGGTACAGCCGACCCGGGCGGGATATCGCCACGATTACCCTGCCGGTGACGGTCCAGCCGAAGATCAGCGTCCGCCGGCCGTACTCGTCACCGCCGCGCTGCACCGGCAGCAGCGTCCGCCATCCGTGCCAGTACCAGCACGGTGTCCAGAACCACACCCAGCTCACCGCCTGCTCCTCTCCCCCGCCGGTGCCGGTAGCTGTCCGCCGCACCACGCCCGCCCGTCCGGGTCCCGCCGGGCGGTCACCCGCCCGCAGCGGCGGCACATCGCCCCGCAGGGCAGCATCCCCGCCGGGGTGCCCTGCGCCAGGGTGTCCCGCTGCAGGCACGGCGGCCCGTCCAGCCCGCCGCCCATGCCCGGACCGAGCCGGATCGGCACCCTATCCACCGTCACGAGGCCACGCCCGCGATGCAGCGGTAGTTCGGGTGCTGCGACTCTGGGCAGTAGTCGCAGCGGCAGCGCGGTCCGATCTCATACGACAGGTCGCCGCGGACAGCCGTCCGCCGCTGGCCTGGACCCGGGTCGGTGATGACGAAGCTGTGCTCCATCAGAAACTCATCGAACACCCAGGCGATATGCCTGATCATGCCGTACCTCCCCGTCCTACACGACTGCCATATCGACGAACCGGCTCTTATCTAGCTGCGCAGCCAGCACCACCGACCGCATCTCGCCGCTGCGGTTCTTCGCCACCACCACGTCCAGCTCACCCCGGCGCGGCGAGGACGGGTCGTAGTAGTCCTCACGGTGCAGCATCAGCACCACGTTGCTGTTCTGCTCGATCCCCGACGCCCCTTTGAGGTCTGGTAGCTGCGGCTTCTTGTCCGCACGCAGCGCCGGGTTCCGGTTCATATGCGCCGCCGCCATCACCGGAATGTCCATCCCCATCGCCAGCTCCTTCAGTCCCCGGCTCACGTCCTCGATCCGCTCCCGCTCATCCCGGCATCGCGCGCTCGGTGCCAGCAGGTGCATATGATCAACCACGATCAGGTCCAATCCCCTGGCATCCCTCAGCCGCTTGCACCGGTGCTTAATCTGCGCCACCGTCAAGGTCCCGTCGTCGGCCATGAACAGCGGCGCGTGCGACATCGGCCCAATCTTCGCGGTCACCTTCGACCAGTCCCGCTCGCTGAGGGTGCCGTCACGAACGGCCATGTGCGGCACGCCCGCCTCCGCGGCGATCACCCGATCGAAGATTTCCTCCTTGGACATTTCGAGCGAAAAGAACGCCACCGTCAACCGCCCCCGGATTGCCACATGCCGGGCGATGTCCGTCACGAACACGCTCTTCCCCGAGCCGGTAGGCCCAGCCACGGTGATGAGCTGCTTCGGCGACATGCCGCCGATCACCCTGTCCAGGTCGATGAAGCCGCACTTGATGCCCTTCGGCTTGTGCTGCCGGACCTCGATGTCGTCCAGGCACGGGTTGATCAGGGCTCCGAGCTGGTGCAACTCCAACTCGCGGCGCCCGATCCGGGCCTTGGCGATCAGCTCCTGTGCGAGCGCGGCAAGCCCGGCCGGGTCCTGGCCAGGCCTGGTGGCAGCGTCGGTGATGCGGATGCCGGCGGCCTGGTAGTTGCGCCGCTCTCCGGTGACGACCAGCCGGTCCACGTAGTGCCCCAGCATGGCCGTCACCGGCACCGACTCGTAGCACTCAGCCAGGTACTCCGCACCGCCGAGCCGGCTGATCGAACCCTCGTCGGCGAGATACGCGGTCACCGACTGCGGCTCGGTCGGCTTGCCCTCGGCGTGCAGCTTCAGGATCGCGGCGAAGACCTCACCGTGCTGCGACTTGTAGAACAGCTCCGGGTCGAGGTCCAACACCTCCCCGACCTTCGCCGGGTCCGCCATCAGGATGCCCAGCAGGGTCCGCTCCGCCCCGAGGTCGTATGTCGGTGCCTGCTCCGCGGCCAGCGCGTCGGCGATTGGCGTGCCGGTGATGGTCATGCTTGCCCTCCTCGGGTGGCGGCGGTAATGAGCCCTTCGCCGCGTGCGCCAGCACGGCGGGCCAGGTCAACGAGCAGGCCAGGGTCAGCGCCCCGGCTGAGCAGCGCAGCGGCCTGCTGGGTGATATCGATCAGCAGCGACGAGCGGGGGGCGGCGTTGAGCGTGGCGCGGTAGGCGAGCCGGTAGGCATCCACGACCGCGGCAACCGGCGCGTCCGTCGTCGCGCCGTTGGCTGCGACGATGTTCACGCCGGCCCGGCACATCGGGCAGAGCAGGGCTCCCGTGGCCGGGTGCGTGGCCCGCCCAGCGCGGGTGCCATGCTCGCAGTCCGGCTCGGTCCGCTCCAGGACCTCGATCGCCACCTTGGCCGCTGCGGCACTCCGGTCCCGGACCTCGCGGAACAGGTCATCGAAACCGCCGCCGTCCAGCCCGGCGACTTTCCGGATGTAGCCGACCGGCTTGGACCCGTACCGCTTGCGAAACGCTTGCAGCACCGCCCGGGCCTGATCGGGGGTTGTGTCCTCGTAGCCGTTCCAGCGGCCCCAGTCGAAGACGATCTGCACCGACTCGGGCAGCTTCAGGTCGCCGACGGGGAACAGTGCCGACTGGCGGCTTGCGCCAGCGGTGGCGGGTAGCGACGGCGGCTTGGGGGTCTGCCCCCCCACACCCCCCTGAGGGGATTGAGGGGATTGAGGGGAGGGGTGGCTGCTAGTGCCACCCTTTGCGTCGCGTACTGCCACCCTTTCGGTGTCTGGCTGCCACCCTTTCTCCCCGAATCCCTCAGGTTTGGGTGGCACCTGCTGCCACCCTTTCTCGGGTGGGACGCCTGCCTTAGGGTGGCTCAATCGGCCACCCTTTCCCTCCGTTTGGGTGGCACCTGCTGCCACCCTTTCTCGGGTGGGGTGGTCAGGGACGGACTGCCCGGCCGCATGCCGCTCGATGCACGCGTGGGTGTCGTGAACGGGACTTGGGCACAGGCGAGGGATCTCGTAGACCGTCCGATGCCCGCGGTAGGCGAAGAGCGCCCGGCCGGCTGCGTCGGCACCAGCGGGAACCCGCAGCTCGTAGCCCTTCTCGGCTATCCGGCGAAGCGACCTGGCGACGCTCTTGACATCCGCCAGGCCAGCACGGTGCGCGATCAGCTCGGGACCGCAAAAAGCTTGCCGCGTTACGTCGTTCGCCTGCTCCGCGATCGCTACGACAAGCAGGCGTTCAGGCGGCGTCCAGGCGCCAGGCGCGTGGTCGAGCACCTCGACCATCAGCTTCACCCCCATCCGCGGTCCACGTGTCCCTCCTGTGCACTTGATCCACTTTCGTTGCTCCCCCGTGATCTAGGAGGGCTATTCACGGCGGGCAGTCGTATAGGGTCCCGATCAGGGTCCCGCTTACGCTATCATCGGAACCATGGACGCTGGCAAACACCGCACCAAACCCCCAGACTTGTGGTCCTCGCTGTTGCCCTCGGAAGGGTCCGACTCGTACCCTCGGCTTGTGGCACTCGGCCAAGGAGACGAGCGGCGCATCCGAGTGGACAGGGCGCTGTGGGATGCATACGCCGACGTGGTAGGCGACGGCGGCCGCGCTGCTGATGTCCGGGCCTACATCGAGTGGCGGGTCAAGAACCCGGACGCACCGTTGCCGGGCGAGTGGCGCGGGCCGGTCAAGCGGGAGCACCAACGACGCGCGGATACGCCGAAGAAGCCTCGGCGAAAGTCCTGACCGCACCTCAGCCCACCCCCGCCCGGGCCGGCCGGCGGAACACGCCCAGCCGATGCCGCCGCTTCTTCACCGCGTTGGTCGACAGCCCGGTCGCTGCGGCGATCTCCGCATCCGGGTACCACTGCTCCAGCATCGACACCAGCAGCTCACCCACGGCCGCCTCCTCCGCAGCGGAGGGCTGGCCGCCCGGGTCGCGCACCGGAGGAGGGGCCGTGTCCTCGACCAGGGCCTCCTCCGGCTCCCGCACCGGCGCCGCGAGCGCGGGCAGGTCCCGCAGCCGCACCCAACGCCACCACAGGTCCGGCGACACACCCACATCCGCCGCGCCGCCCAGCAGCCCGATCAGCCCGTACAGGTCCCGCCGGGGCAGCGGGTCCAGCAGCTCGCCCGCCAGCGTGTCCACCTGCTCGTCGCGTAGCCGGGCGGCCCACTCCACGGCCAGGGGGGCGAGCCGTTCGGCCCGCTGCTGCCGGGTCTCAGGCTGCGACGTAGAGCCGGCCATCCGGGGTCACCTCCACCACGTCGGGGTGGTTGGTGTTGTAGTGGCCGTCTCCCTCTGGTTGATCTTGTCTCTGCTCGGCGGGTCCGGGATCGCCGCGTAGTTGACACTGCTGGCCCACATCGCCTTCCCGGCCCGCTCCGCCCACTGCTTCCACGCCCGCCGGTAGGCCGTCCGCGGCTGGCCGTGCCGCGCCTCATACCAGCAGGCCACCAGCACCCACATCCGGCCCGGCAGGCCGAACTCGTCGGCCACGACCCCCGGGGTCTCCCCGGCCCACACCATCCCGGCGATCGCGTCCGTGGGCACCCCACGCATGTGCGGGTAACCGAAACGGACACTCGGCTCGACCGTCACCGCCGGCCGCTGCGCCTCAGCCACCAGTGACCACCTCCTCGTACCGGTGGACCGTGGTCGGAATACCGGCACGCTTAGCTAGCCCGGCGCAGCCTTTCGTGCCCGGGCTGTCGTTGCGGTTGAACGCCTGGCAGGCGAACGGCTCACCCGGCACCAACTCGGCGACGAACCTCGCGACCATGCGGGCGTTGCGCCTCGGCCCGGCGGCCGGCCATGTCCCGTCCACTCGGCGGTCTACCGGCACCCGGTGCAGTTCCACCAGTGGGCCTACTTCGTCGCGGCGCTGGCGAGCCCACAAGTCGGCGATCGCGTCCAGCCCACGCCCGCAGTACCCGTGGTACAGGGCAACCGCGCCATGCTCCTCCAGCAAGGCGTCGAGCAGGTCCCACACATACGAGATTTCGTCCCACGTCCGGGAGCCGGTCACCACCAATCGCAGCATCCCCGTCCTCCTCCCTGGCTAGGATCGTGACAAGCGCAAGAATCGGGATCATCCCCGTCCCTCCCGTTGGCTGATCTGGTCAAGCTGGGCGGCCACCTCCGCGGCCACGTCCAGTGGCAGGTACCAGATCCGCTGGTGTCCCCGGCAGGGCACCGGCTCCGGTAGCGCCACCACGTCGGCCAGGCCCCAGTGGTACAGGTCGTCCCGCGCCCACACGTCGCACTCGCACCACGGGTCCCCTGCGATCCCGGCCGCGCAGCACCACGCCAACCGGGCCACCGCGAGCACTACCCCGGCCGGGTAGACCACCGGGTCGTACTGCGGCAGCGTCGCCTCCGGGTAGATGTCCTCTCCGGCCACCCACCGCTGGCTGGCGTGGATGGCGAGCCGTTGCCCGACCATGCTGAGCGGCGCCGGCCATCCCCTGTTCTCGGTGCGCTTGCCGTGCCGGGCGATCGCGGTCGCGTACGGCTGGTGAACGGTGATCGCCGGCATCCGCTCCAGATGACCCGGCTCCACCGCCGCTGGCCGCTCCAACGTGGTGACTCCGCTCACTTCCCGTCACCGCCTTGTGGGCTACCGGCATCCCACGCACCTACAAGCCCGGCAGCGGCTGCAACCTGGGGTGCGCCGTGGGCCAACGCCTCAGCCACCCGCTCGGCCTGATGCCGGGCCCCGGACCGGCGGGCACCGTCCCCGTCCGGGTACACCCCCTCACCGTCGGTCAGACAGGAACACCACCACGCCCAGCCGCCGCGGCGGCGAAACCAGTCCGTCGACACGTGATGCTGGTGACGCTCTCCCGCCTGAAGGCAGGGAGATTCCTGGTTCATCGGCCAACGCCTCCCCGCACTAAGTGCGGGGCGGTCTCACTCAGCCTCCGCAGGCAGACACGGCGAGCCCCGCCGCGTGTATGACCTTGGCCGCGTTCACGTCTCGATCGTGGACCGCGCCGCAGCGGCACGTCCACTCCCGCACCCCCAGCGGCAGATTCTCCACGATCACGCCGCACGCCGAGCAGGTCTTGCTGGACGGGTACCAGCGGTCGATCGCTATCACCTTCCGGCCGTACCAGTCGGCCTTGTACTCCAACATCCGCCGCAGCTCCGACCACGATGCGTCCGAAATCGCTCGGGCCAGGCTGTGGTTGCGCACCATGTTCCGCACCGACAGATCCTCGATAGTGATCGCGTCGTGCTGGCGTACCAGTCTCGTGGTGAGCTTGTGCAGGGCGTCCCGCCTGCGGTCGGCGATCCGTCCGTGGATGCGGGCGACCCGGAGCTTGGCTTTCGCCCGGTTCGCCGATCCCTTCTGCTTCCGTGCTAGCGCCCGCTGGGCGCGTCGCAGCTTGGCCCGGTCCCACTTCTCGTGGCGCGGGTTGGTGACCTTCTCCCCGCTCGACAGAGTGACCAGGCTGGTGATCCCCACGTCCACGCCCACCGTTGAACCCGTCGTCGGCAGCGGCGTAACGGTGGTCTCGACCAGGATCGAGATGTGGTACTGGCCGCGTGAGTTCCGCGACACCGTGACCTGCGACGGGACCGCACCCTCCGGCAGCGGGCGGGACCACACGATGTCCAGCGGCCGGTCCTGCTTCGCCAGTGTGACCTTGTCGTCCCGGTAGGTGAAGCAGCCGCGGAAGTAGGTGGCCGAGTCGTGTGTCCTGCCCTTCCGTTTGAACGTCGGGTACCTGGCTCGCTTCTGCCAGAAGTTCACGTACGCGGTTTGCAGGTGCCGCAGCGTGGCCTGCAACGGCCCCTTCGACGGCTCGGTGAGCCACCCGGTATCCGGGTCCCGTTTCCATGCGGTTAGCCACCGGTCGGACTCGGCATGCGTGACCCGCCGCTGCTCTTGCGTCCATGCCCTCGACCGCTCCGCCAATGCCCGGTTGTAGACATAGCGGACGCACCCGAACGTTTTGGCCAGCTGCTCGGCCTGCGCGGGGGTGGGGTAGAAGCGGTACTTGTACGCCCGCCTCACCACCCGACCCGACATGGTTGACAGAATAGCACGTGGTCCTGTCATCACGGAATGGGTGCGCTATCACCGGCCTGAAGGCCAGGAGCCTGCGCGCTACATCCCGGTCAGGCATGGGACACCTCCGGGTACTCATCCCAGGTGCGCCCGTCCAGCAGCCGGCCAGCGCGTTTCTTCCCCACTCGGAACGGTTCGGGGTGGGCCTGGGCTAGGTTGATCGCCTGGTCGAGCTGGACGTACGTTTCCTCCGGCATTTGGTTGCGGTAGACCCACTCCCCCCACTGCTTGAAGTGGAACGCCACGCCCGCCTGCCGGCACTGATCACGCAGTGACTGGAACCAGTCCGGGTGGGCCGGCCGCGCCCCCGGACCGCTCTCCCCGCCGGCGATCACCCAGTTCAGGTGATGCACGCCGGGATGCTGGCGCTGCACGCAAAACCCGCCCGGAAAGTCATGCTCGGGGCAGTGACCGAACGACAGGTGGTGAGTCAGGTCGACCGGCCCCAGCAGCGGCTCGGCGGACACAAACCGCACCACCGCCGGGCATTCATTCAGGATCGGAATCCGGTTGTCGGCCGACCGCTGGTCCTCGGCCGATACGCCGAGCCACACACCAGGTAGGGCGGTGGGCCAGTACCGGGGGCCATCCATCCAGTCGTAGGCGGTCGGCCCGCCCAGATACTCCGCCGCCGCCTCAACCAGCTCGGCCCGGCCGCAACGGCTGGCCGCCGGGTCCATCGGCTGGATCGCCGGGTCACCGGTGTCGGCCCACCTGCGCAGCCACGCCCGCATCCGGGCCGGCCGCTTCGTGAGGATCTGGAAGGTGTGGCCGCGGTACCGCTCCGGGATCATCCCGGCCGACTGGCCCATCATGAACCACAAGGCGGCGATCAGCCCGTCCGGCACATCGTCATGCCACAAGTCGCTGAGGCTGTTTACGAAGATCCGCCTGGGCTTTCGCCACCGCATCGGCAGCACCAGCCGCTCCGGGTGGAACACCAGCCCAGTCGAGCCGCCAATTCCCGGCTTGTCGAACCGGCGCCCATCCTTGCGGAACGGTGGGGTCCGCTCGATGTAACAGTGGATGCACCCATCGCTGACCTTCGTGCAGCCGGTGACGACGTTGAGGGTCGCTTCCGTCCACTCGATGCTGCTGTGCTCAGCCACGATCGGCTCCCGTCTGGTCTGGGAGCGGCGGCTGGTCCTCCACGGCGGAGTGCCTGTCCCCACCCCCAATGTCTGTTGCACGTTCGGGCTCAACCTCCAACGAAACCGGCGTTTCGTTGGAGGTTGCCGCTGCCTGCTCCCTGAACAGCTGCTCTTGACGTCCACCCCCGCCTGAAGGCAAAGGGTTCCCAGGGTTACGGTTCAATGCCGTGCTCCCTCTGGGTAGTTGGCGCTTCGCGGACCGCCCAACGGCGAGGTCTCCACGCCCTGTCACCGCAAGCCCTGCGGCAAGGATGTTCTTAGCCGCGTTCACGTCCGCGTTGTCCGTATACCCGCAGGCTGTGCACCGGAAGACCGCTTGGCTCTCGCGGGACTTCGGGTCCACATGCCCACAGGCGGAGCAACGCTGCGACGTGTATGCAGGGTTGACCTTGACCACGGTCGAGCCGTGGTACCGGGCCTTGTGCTCCAGCCGGGCGACTAGCTGCCCCCATCCCTTCGACAAGACCGATCGGTTCAGGCTGGCCTTCTGCCGAACATTGGTGCCGGGCGCCTCGATGGTGCCCTTGGCGGATCGGGTCATGTTCCTAACCCGCAGGTCCTCGACGACGATCAGGCCGTGGTCTCGGGTCAGGCGGTGAGCCGTGCAGGCGTTGAAGTCGGTGCGACGCGCCCGGATGTGGGAATGCAGCGCGGCCAGCTTCCGTCGGGTCGCGTCCCGTCGCCGGGAGGCACGGTTACGGCCATGCACCCGCCGCGACCGGGCAAGCTGCTGGTGCAACCGCCGCAGCCGCATCGCCTCGCCGGATGTGGCCACCTCGCGGTCCCGCAGCTGGCCGTCGGACGTGGCCACCGCCACAACCACACCCCGGTCGACACCCACCGGCGGATGCCCGTTCGGCGTGGCCGGCTCGACACCGTCCTCGATGCAGAACGAGATGCACCAGCGGCCACCGTCCCTCAGCACAGTCGCGTTGCGGATCTGGCCGCCGAGCGTGCGGGTCCAGCGGAACCGCACCCAACCGAATCTCCGCAACTTAACCCGACCCCAGCGGCGATTCACGCGCTCAACGATGATCTCGGGTCCTTCGGGAAACCGGAACGACGGTGCCGTGCGAGACTTCGACCGCCACCGCACCTTCCACGTACCATGGGTCCGGCACGCCCGGTCGAGATCCCGCAACGTTTGCTGAAGGCAGTGGCTCGGCGCGTCGGCCAACCACTCCAAACCCGGCTCCCGCTTCGCCCCCGCCAACTCGCGGCACTGCTGCGCGTAGCCGACAAACGCACCTCGCCGACGGTAGACGCGGCGTTGCTCCAGGCCGGTGTTCCACACCGCCCGACAGATCCCGGCGACCTGCTCGGCGTACTGCTCCTGCTCAGGTGTCAACGCGAGCAGGTACCTACGACCGGTCAGCATGGCACCTCCAGGGCTCGCTTGCCCGGCCGTAGCGGTGCTCCCACCAGCCGGAGGCGGCCAGCATCACCGCGGTGACCAGCCGGGCGTCCGTGGGCAGCGGCACCACCAGCAGCGGACCGGTCCGGCCGCTCTCCCCGCTGGTGGGGGCCAGGGTGAACCGGACCACGGGCTCGGCCTGCTCGGTCGTCTCAGACACGTTTCCCCCTGTCCGCGTAGCGGCTGATCGCCCGCAGCTCGTCATGGATGCGCCCCGAGTGCCAGTCACGTGGCTTCCACACGCCCACGTCGGCGCCGGCGGCCCGCAACTCGTCAGCCCGCTGCCGCTGCACCTGCGACGGGTAGGCCCGGTCCTGTTTCAGCTCCCGCAGCAGCAGCCCGCCCGGCCCCCAGATCACCGTGTCCGGGAACCCGGCCCCACCGTTGCCCTGCAACGGTGTGCGCCAGCCGCGGTTGGTGCGGGCCGGCCGGAAGTGGGCCACCCGCAGACCGACCGTCGCGGCCAGGTCACACACGCTGGTCACCAGCTCGTCCTCGCTCATCGGCAGCCCAGTCACAGCACACCCGCCCGTACGGTGTCCCGCAGCCGCCCGCCGCCGGTCGGCTGGCCAGCTGGGATGTGCTTGCGGCGACGGAGCGTGTTGATCGCCTTCGGCGACTTGCCGGTCCGCCGGGCGATCTCGTGGTCCCGCATCCCCGCCGCCGCCAGCCGGCGCACCCGCGCCACCGTCGGCGACTCCGGCACCGGCTGGCTACGCCGCTCCTTCAGTAGGGCTTCCCGCTGCAGGGCGGTCTTCCCACCCCGGACGCCGTACGGCTTCCCCCCGACCCGGGCCTCCACCCCGAGCGCGTCGGCCAGGCACGCCTGCCGCACCCAGCCCTCGCACCGGCCGCAGACCCGCAGGGCCGGCTGGACCGAGCCACCTTTATCGACGAAGAAAATCTCCGGATCGGTGTACTGGCATAGGGCAGCGATCCGCCACTCCTTAACCACGGGTCACCTCCCCCAGCACGCGGGCGATGGCCGCGTCCACATCCACCCGCTCCTCCCCGTCCGGCACCACCAGGTAGGTGGCGGCGAGGAACCCGCCCAGGTCCCGCCGGCGGGCGGTGTACAGGGTCAGCACACCCGGCCCGTACAGCCCGACGGCGACGGCGCCCCGGTGCGGGAACACCTGCACCGCACCCAGCCCCGCCGGCCTGCTCAGCCCCTGCCGCAGCAGCGCACGGGCCAGCGTCCACTCCGAGCCGAGCGCCACTTCCACCGTCACGGCCAGCGGATCCCGGCCGGTCCACGCCCACAGCGCCCACACCCAGCCGGCGGTCGGGGACCAGCGGCGCATCCGCACCGGCCACACCACCACACCGTTCACGCCGCACCGCCGTGGAAGCTGCCCTGGAACGCCTCCCGGGCCTGCGCCAGCACCTGCTCCCGCTCCAGCCAGCCGCACAGCTCCAGCACCAGCCCTGGGGCGAGCGCCACCCGCCGGCCGTCGTCCGGGCCCAGCCACACCAGCAGCTCCCCCGGCCGCTCCCCAGCCTCGATCACCAGCGCCCCGGCGCCGGTGTCCAGGACGAGCCGCCTACCCACCGGGCACCCCCGGCCGCAACTCCGGCGGCTCCTCCACGTCCGGCACATCTGCCGACTCCACGTGATCCACCCGTACGGTGATCACCCCACCGGCAGCGGACAGGGTGACTGCACCAGGCGGCACCTGCGTGTTCGGTGGTTCAGCGGCGATCTGCCGGTACTCCGACATCGCGGCGTGCAGCTCCCGGATCACGTCGTCCGCGTCGGCCACCGCCGGGCCGGTGACGGTCACCAGGTGCTGCTCCCGGCGCTCCCACTCAGCCACGGCGCTCCCTCCGTAACTCCAGCGACTCCTGGCAGGTCCGCTCCATGGCCCCGCCGTAGATGTTGTTGTGATAGATCAGCACCGCTTCGCCGCACGTTTTGCATGTCCAGCGGCGGCCGGTGGTCAGCGCGGCCGGCGGGTCCCACTCCACCTGGTGGCCAAGCGACTCCGCCCGCACCAGCGGCTCGGTCCGGTGCCATGTAGACCAGGTGGCGAAGTTGTCGTCCCGGTGCAGCGCTTCCTGCCAGGAAGTCCAGCCCTCGGGTAGTGCCGGGTGGCCCAGGCAGTTGTCACCGGCCGGGCACGGCACCGGCTCCACGGTCGGCACCGACGCGGGGAAGGTGGCGCTCTCCACCCTGGCCATCAGCGTGCCCCCTCCCAGTCACACGAGATACCGCCCTTGTAGGAATCGGCCCAGGTGATGCACACCACCTGCCGGCCATCCACGTCCACGGTCGCCACCCTGAACGACCCCTTCGGGCCGCCCGGATCGCCGGCCGGCTTCTGATTGCACCCGGTCAGGCTGACCAGCAACGCCGCCACGACAACGGCGGCCTGAGCCCGCCGACTCACCGGACCACCGCTTTCGCGTACTTGGCCACGGCCGCGTCCAGCTCCTCCACCGGAACCCGGCCCGGCCGGTAGTCCTTCGCAAACCCGCGTGGTGCCTCGGCGATGGTGCCGTCGTTGTCGAACCGGAAGTACGTGTACCGGTCAAGCGAACCGCCGTAAGTGCCCGGGATGGATGACACCAGGACCCGGGCGAAGTAGCCCTCGCCCCGCTCGTCCTTGCCCACCGCCGGGTGAACCTTCCCCATGATCAGCGGCACCAGCCGGAACCGCTGCTCGATCTCCGCGAAATGGATCACCCGCATGGGCCTGGTCTTCGCTGCCATGTCAGCCCTCCTGGCTGTTGTCGTTGCTCTGGTTGGGCGGCCAAATCACCGGCCGGGCCGGACCACGCGCCGCGACGGTGAACTCCACATCCCAGTCCTCACCGACGATCGGGTTGGAGATGTGGGTGGTGCGCACCTCGCAGTCGACGGGGATCAGCAGCGGCACCGGCGAGTTGTGGCAGCCGGCGGCGATCTCCACCCCGGCCACGTCGGCGTTCACCGCGTCCACCCCATCCGGGTACAGGTCGTCGAACCCTGCCGGGCAGTGCTCGCACGAGAGGCTGATACCGGAGCCGTCTTCGGGGTGTTCCAGCTCCAGCCACCAGGCGTGGCCGCGGTCGTCTGCGCACTCGACCACCTCCGCCTGCCGCTGCGCCTCACCGTCCCGGTAGGCCAGATCCTCCGGGGAGTCCGGGCGCAGGTCGCCGGGACCCCAGGTGATCGTCGGCTGGCCCATCAGCGGCCCACGCCTTCCTTGACCGCCTGGGCGATCAGGTCGGCAGCCTTCGCCCGCACCGCAGCGACGACCTTGGCCTTCTCGTCGGCGATCGCCCTTTTCAGCTCGCCGGTGATCACCCGATCAATTTCGTCGGCGATCAGCTTCTGGACCACGCTCCGGCCGCTACGGTCGTAGGTGTCGGCGCGGCGGGTCAGGTAGGACCGGACCTCATCGACGATCAGCTCGGCCAGCGGCTTGGAGTCGCCAACCGGCCGGCCGTATTCGTTGGTGCGCTGCAACGGCTCCGCGACCGCCGAAGCGATGACGGGACGGATCTGCTCGCGGATCTCCTGGTCGCGCAGCTCCCGCAGCCGCGCGGGAATCCCCGAGTAGCCGTCCGACCGGGTGATCGAGGCGACAAGCTGGCGCACAACCTCGTCCCCGACAGTGCGCGGCTCCTGCCCGTCGTCGCCGTACCGTTGCCCGATCGGGGTCGACAGGTCGATACCCGTCGTGTCGACATTGACAGTGATCTCCATCAGGCTCCCACTTCCTCGTAGCTCAGGACCCGACCGTCGTCGGTCAGGTAGGACAGCTCTCCCCGGTACAGGACCGGCTCGGCCAACGGGTCCATGCAGTCCTTGAGCCGGAGCCCGTCGTCCATCGCCTCGGCCGGCTGATCGTGCGTGTGTCGGTGGCAGGTGCGGCACCCGGCGAGCACGTCGGAAAGCTGGTCGATCTCCTCCTTGGCTTCGCCGAACCGGCCGCCCATGCCCTGGGTGCGCCGGTGGCACGCGTCGGTGGCCCACCAGGTGCAGCCCGGGCGGCCCGGCAGGCCCGGCAACTGGATCTCGCACACCCCGCCGGAGCGCTTGGCCAGCGCTGCCCGCTTGTCCGCCGGAACCGTCGCGCGCGGGCGGGTGGTCAGGGCCGGCTTGACCGGCTTCCCGGCCGCCTCCGCCTCGGCCTGCCGCTTGCGCCCGACCTGCACCAGCCCGATGCGACGGATCAGCGGGGTGAGGGTCCGCAGCGGCTTGGTGCCGCGCGGCATCGCGCTACGCCGCATCGCCGGGCACCTCCTCCGCCGGCGTCGCACCGGAAGCCAGAGCCAGCAGCCCGGAGTTGGCGAGCATGGTCCGCATCCGGTCCCGCGCCTCCACAGTCGGCCGGACCATGATGTACGGCAGCCCGTGCACCACCTCCACCCCGGGCAGCACCTCCCCATCCGGGCCGACTGCCGTCGGGTCCCCGTGCTCCGCCTTGCCGGTGGCCGAGTCGAGCACCTTCTTCCGGAACGAGTCCCGCACCACCGTCACCGTCTCGTCGGGATGATTGCGCTGCACCCAGGCGGTGAACGCCGCCTCGTCGGTGACCCGGGCCGACACCCGGCCGACGGTCAGGGAGACGGTTCCGAGGCTGTTCCCGGCTTCGTCATTGACCCGCACCCGCTCTATGCCGGTCTGCTGCATCAGCTCACGGGACAGGACCTTCGCCGCGTCGGTCTCGTCCTTCACCACGTCACCGATCAGCCGGGTCGCCATCACCAGGCGGGTCGCGCTGCGGATGTCCGTCATGCCGCCACCGCCACAGGTCGCCGCTCGCGACCGAGCCGGACAATCATCGCGCCGAGGGTGGTGTCGTCGCCGTGCTCGTCCACGATCGCCGCGCCGAGCATCTTGCGACCCTTCGCCTCGTCGTACAGGCCCCGCAGCTGCTGCTGGGTCATGTGCGCCTCCAGCGCCCGGTCGCGGTACTCGATCGCGTCCGGCGTCGGTGTGCCGTCTGAGCACCACTCGGCGATGATCGCCGCGGTTTCCGTGCCAGGCTTGGTGATCTCCGCGTCCATCAGGTCCTCGCATGTCGACTTGGTGACCGTCATGACGTGGTCACGGGACAGGTCTCCGATGATCGAAAACTCGTGCTCGATGCCTTCACGCTGCTCGGGCTTAAGCCCGACCTTGGTCGGCTTCTGCTTCCCATTGGGGAGGGTCTCGACCACGTACGCGGTCTTGACGCGCATGGTGACGATGACGTGGCCGGGGTAGGACAGCAGCGCTTCGAGCATCGCGTTCTCGATCGGGCGGAACTCGTTCCAGCCGCTGGAGAACTTGCTACCGCCCGGCTTGGTGTGGGTGTCGACGAACTCAAGGGCGCCGCCGCTGCCGAACCAGTAGTGCGACAGCGAGTCGACCAGCACCCCGTCGTAGCCGGCCGCGCCGGCCTGCCCGAGAAGCTTGATCAGATCCCGGGGGTCGTACCGCTCGGGTGCGAAGTGGTCGAACTTGAACCGGCGGGCGTGCTCCCTCAGCCGGCCCCGCTCGGTGTCGATGGCCGCCACCCTGTCCGCAAGGTGGGTAAGTATGGTCAGCGCGGTGAAGGACTTGCCGCTGCCGGATGGTCCGGTGAGGGCGATCCTGGCCTTCACGGCCTCCTTCGCGGCCGGCCGGAACGGGCTCTCAGTCATTATGCGTCTCCTCAGCGTCAACAGCCGGAAAGTTCAGCAAAGCGAATGTGCCCCAGCGCTCAAAGGCGGCGACGTCGTAAGCGACGGCGGCCTCGGTCTCATCGCCGAATCGACCAACCGTCCTATGCGCGAGTTGTGCCTTCCATAGGCGCCTACGGCGATCCCAGCTCACGCCCTTGAATCGCGACGTACCTCCACGCGACACCGTGTTCGCCTGGTTCTGGCTCATGGTTGCCAGGCGCAAGTTGGCCCGTCGGTTGTCCAGGGTGTCTCGGTTCCTGTGGTCCACTCCCACTCCAGCCGGGGCGCCCACGACGAACCGGTGCATCAGTACCGTCGTCACCCGGCCGTCGCCGTAGGTGGACCGGGTGGCGTAGATGGAGCCGTGGTGCTCTCGCAATGGCTTCCACTTGTACCGGCCGACACGCGAGGCGTCCTGCGGATCAACGAGCGCAATCAGGCCACCGGCAAGCGGAACCCGGACCGCGGCTTCCTTGGCCGCTGGCCTGAACGGGCTCTCGCTCATCATCTGCCTCTCGTTGCTAGTGGTCTTGGCGGCGCTTCCACGCCGCCTCGTCTGCGCATGCCTGCTGCTCCTCCGAGGTCAGCTCCCGGGCTGGCGGCAGCTCGGCGCGCCCGGAGCCGGTCAGCACCGGCCACCCGCCCAGCCGCTTCACCGCCCCCAGCCGCTCCAGGGAGTCCACGGTCTGCCGGTGGGGTGCCGGTCCATAGCGGCCGGTGGCCAGCCACTCCAGCGCCTCCCGCTGCGCCCGGGACAGCTCCACCCCTGCGGTCACCGCGCACCTCCCGGCTGCCGGGCCAGCGCCTCAGCCAGCCGTTCCAGCGCCTTCCGGCGACGGCCTTGCGCCCGGACCGCCAACCGGTACTTCGGGCTGCCCATGCCGAGGCGGACAGCATCGGAACGCTCACGGACGGCATCACACAGCCGCTCGGCCATGGCGGCGATGTGCCACGGCCGCACCGGTGCTTGGCACCAGCACTGGCAGCCGGTCGCGCCGCATGGGGCGTGGTCGGGCTGGAACGACAGCTCACCCTTGCAGTCCCAGCAGTAGGGCGAGCCGGGCACCAGCTCGGACGGCTCCGGCACGATCTGCCGGGTCTGCGGGCAGTACACCGCCCCGTCGGGCATCCGCCATGCCGGCCCGCCGCAGCCCAGCCCGGGGCAGCGGACCCGCACCGGCTCCTGCTGCTCAACCGGGGTAGCTGGGTGCTTGGGGAATCCGTCCGGCACCGGCTCGACGTGCATCCAGAACGGCGCACCACCGGGGAACGTCGGCGGCATCTCCTCGATCGGTACGCCGCATCCGGGATGCTGGCAGTCGGAAGATCGAAGCCCTTCCGCTGGCTCGGTCATCAGTGCGCCTCCGTCCGCTCGGACAGCTCGGACCGGACCGCGGTTTGCAGCGCATGGCGGATTAGCGCGCCGCCACCGAGGCGGCCCGGGTCGGCCAGCGCCCGCGCCAGCGCCCACAGCTCGGGTGGGATGTCGCAGCGGCGGGCGACCCAGCCGGCGGCGTAGACGGCCTGGCGTACGGGCCACATCACCGGGCAGATGCCGGTCTCGGTGCTGGTCACTGGCCTCGCCTCCCAAACTGCGTAGCTTACAGCCCTTACAGTACCTTCCAGACCTTCCAGAGTCAAGAAGGGCTGTAAGCTACGCAGATGGCCGAACGGGCAGAGTTGGGCATCCAGGAGGCCCGGGACAACTTCCGGACCGTGATCGACAACGCCCTGGTTCACCGCACGCCGACCGTGGTCACCCGCCACGGCCAGCCGGTGGCGGCGGTCATCCCCTACCCGTGGTACGAGGAGCTGCTGGCGGGTCGGAAGGATCACGACAACCCTCCCAGCTCTTCGCGGTAGAGCTGCCGGTACCGGGGCGCGTGCTCCCGGGCCAGCCGGGAAAGGGCGCGCTGCCGGGCGGTCGCCCGCCGCCGGTTCGCTTCCCGCTGTGCCCGCGTCATGTACTGCGGCTGCGGCTGCTGGGTCCCGGTCCGGGTGGCCATCTCAGCCCACCCCGCACTCTGACGAATGCGTCATCAGTTGGTGCCGAGCAGCAGCCGCAGCCCTGCCGGCTTCCTCGGCAGTGTCGAAGGTCCCGGCGTGTACCGCCCGGCCCCTGACCCAGACTCGGGCGCGGAATCTCCCGCTGTGCGTCCGCTCCACACCACGGAGACCGATGCGCGAGTCTGCTCGTGCCCCACGTAGGTTCTGCGCGTTCTGGTTGCGGGTCACCAGGCGAAGGTTCGCGCGGCGGTTATCGAGCTTGTCTCCGTTGATGTGATCGACCTGAACGCCGTCTGGTGCCGCTACGATCTCGCGATGCATATAGATGGTCTTGGGTCGGCCATGGCTCCATTGCTGGCGGACGGCGTACTCGTAAACGGACCAGCGATACACGCTTAACCACGCGAAGTCGTCGTCGTCCACGATCGCCGTAGCGCCAGAAGGCCCGACCGGAATCCTCGCCACCATCAGGACCCCACCCCCACCATGATCAGCGCAGCCACCCACAGGCAAGCGATATGGGTCGCCTGGGCCACCTCCCCGAGGACTGACCTCTCTCCCGGTTCAGGGCGGGCTAATAGCCTAGTTCCGCTCAAGTCCTCCGGGGATCTGATCTCAGGCTTTAGGGCTGAGCGCTCTCCCGTGTATGGGACGTTCAGCGCGGCAAACCTACCGAACAGGCGGCGCGCCGTCGCGTCGTAGGCCAGGGCCGCGTCCGCCTCTGACTCGAACAGCCCTAGATGGAGCGTGCGACCGCCTATCCTCAGCTGGGCATGCCACGGTTTCCCCTTGCCGGCGTTAAGCGACACGCCCTTGTATCGGGAGGTTCCGTGCGTCTTCCACTGGTTGCGCTGGTTCTCGGCGCGGGTGGCTTCTCGCAGGTTGGAGCGCCGGTTGTCCAACCCATCACCATTGATGTGGTCCGTTTGGGCGAAGCCGGTGATGAGCGAGTGCATCCGCTGCGTAATGAAGCGCTGCCCATCAGGAATCCAAACCGTCCGGGCGGCGTACCACACCATGCCGTTCCGGTTGGGGCGAGCGTTCCATTTGAACTGCCCGACGAGTGCGGCATCGTCCTCGTCGACCAGCGCGAACTTTCCGCGCGTCAGGGGAATGCGAACGGTCATGAGAGCAGCACCACCAATAGGGATGAGATCCATAGACAGCCAAGGTGCGTGGCTTGATCAACCAAGTACGCCCCCGGCAGCGGGTGCCCAGGCTTGACGAACTCCGGGCTGCCGGTGTGCCGGGAGATCCACTGCACCGGCCATCGCCGGTCCAGGATGGCGTGCGTGATCCCGGACCACCACAACCCGGCCAGCATCCCGAGCGGCGACAGCGGCAGGTCCAGCACCATCCACACGACGCCGAGCATCACCGTCAGCACCAGGTGGTACTGGGCGACGTGCTCAAGGCACGCCCGCCAGCCGGGCCAGCCCGGCAGCGTCTTGTCCCGTGCCTGCCGGTCGGTCTGCCCGAGCACGTGGTCCGCTAGCTGGTGACCGGCGTACAGGGTGACAGCGACAGCGGCGAACGTGGCGGTGGTGTCAGGCATCCGGGATCCCCTCGAAGTCGACGGCGGCTGTGGCGTTGGGCACGTACAGCGGGTGCCGCGGGTGCCCGCCCCGGGTGGCGCCCAGGCACAGCGGCCGGATCTGCCGGTTGTGCAGCAGCCCCAGCACCCGCCGGGCACGGTCGGCGGTGCCCGGGTGGGCACCCCAGGCGCACACCACCGGACCCACCGGCCGGGGCGTGCCGGGCCGCGTGGGCTGCGATGTCCGCGGCCACCGCCTCACGGACCCGCCGCACTACAGCCCTGGCCTGCACCACTTCCAGCCGCTGGCCGGCGAACCGGGAACCCGGGCCGGAACCCTCCGCCTGCCAGTTGGCCTCGATCGCGGCCAGCATCGTTGCCAGCTCCACCACCAGATCCTCAGCGTGGGCCCGCTCAGCCACCGGAACCACCACCCCGGACGACGGCCCGCGCGAACGCCGCCAGCCGAGTCAGCGGCAGCGGCCGGACCTGGTGGTTCCGCCGGGCCGGGCGGACTACGACAAGCCCGCCGCCGCGTGGCACCATCAGCCCCCACCCGTCCGGCAGCTCGCTGTCGCGGACGATGCTGCGGTAGCTGACAACCAGCCACCAGTAGTGCATCCACGGGATAAACTCAGCCGCCTTCTCCGGCTGCTTCAGCTCGGCCAGCCAGTCGGAGCGGGACACCTTCACCTCGTGGCCGTGCAGCGCCAGCTTGCTCTCCCAGGTATCCAGGGCTACGAAGTCGGCGGTGCGGCGGGCGGAGAAGCCGGCATGTGACCGGACGTGCCGGGCGCACACGTACCGGGGGCCGTTGCCCGGGTTGACCGCGCTGTAGCGGGCTTCGAGCAGCCCGAGCATGTCGTGCTCGGCGAGGCCGTTCGGCTGCTCGATCTCGATGGGCAGCTCCTCCACCAGCTCAGCCATGGTTCACCTCCCGGCGCGGGTACTCCCCGGCGCCGAAACATCCCCCGTCGGCGGTGTCGTGCTCGCGCACCGTCCCGTCCGCGGTCAGCGGCCACACCCAGCCGCAGCCCGCACACTCGCCCCAGCCGTGGACCATGTTGGTCTCGTAGTGGGCGATCACCTTCTTGCACAGTTGGCCGAGCGTCGCCACCGACTCCAGGGCGTGGCTGATCGCCTCTGCGGTGACCTGCGGCCCGGGCCTGCTGGCGTAGTGCACTGTCGCCGTAGCCGAGCCCGTGTGCCCCTGGACAGAGCCGACTCGGTACCCGCCGGTCAGCGCGTCCAGCTCCTCCAGCCGGGCCAGGATCTTCCGGCAGCCCTCCACATCAGCCTGGGTCAGGGTGTACCGCTCACCCATCGGAGCCACCCCGCCTCCGCGCTGCCCGTTCCTCCGCGCGCCGTTCGGCCCGGTTCGCCGGCCGGTGCAACGCGGCCTGCATCGCGGCCATGTCCCCGCGCTCCCCATCGGCGACGGTGATCGGCGGGGCGCTACAGCCCGGCTCCCAGCGCTGCCCCACCAGCCGCCACCGGCAGCCGTCCCGCTGATCGGACAGGGACACCGGCCGCCGGCAGCGGCACGTCGCACCGGACAGCAGCCGCTCCGCCAGCGCCAACGCCGCAGCCGACGGAGACCGGTGCCGATCCACCATGATCCGCGCACCCCGGTAGGTTGCTGTGGCGTGCCAAGCCACCTGCGCGCAGTTGTGGTCATCGGACACGTCCGGGACATGCGGGCAGTCCCACCCGATCTCCGACTCCTTCGCCCCGGCCCGGCCCACCAGGTCCACGCAGGCGATCACCATGTCCGTGTAGACCTCAGCCACGGTCCACCTCCACCGAGTCGGGTTCGGACACGCACCGGGTGTGGTAGAAGGCCGACAGCTCCGACCAGTGGGGCTCCCAGACCCGGATCTGCTCCCGGCACTTCTCACACCAGGCGACACAGGCGCAGGCCGGGCACACCACCGGCATCCCGGGGAACTCGTTGACCCGCCAGTCCTGATCGCCCAGCCCGAAGTCGGCGAGGGTCGGCAGGCAGTGTGTTGGCCAGACGGCGACCTGGTCGTACTCCGGCTCCCGGTACGGGCCGCCGCAGTGTGAACAGTGCACTGTCCACCGCAGCACCGGCCGGGCGTCCAACCCTTCCGGCGGCGGCTGCCCACCAGCCAGGGCCACCAGCACCCCGGCTGCCGCCTCGTGCTCCAGCCGCCCCGGCCGGGCCATGCGCATCGCGTCGGCGACCACCCCGGCGAGCCGGGTCACAACCTGGTCGCGGGTCTCGAACTCCTGCGCCTCAGCCACGCCGGCTCCTCTCCCGCCGCGGGGTGGCGTGCCTGACCCAGACACCGGGTCGCCGCCGCCGCCCCCGGTACCGCACCACCGGCAGCTCCACCGTCTGATCGGCGATGATCAACGGCGGTTCGCCCGCATCCGGCTGGTGGCGGTGCACCCAGATTGCCCCCAGCCCGACCGCCAGCAAGACCACACCGGCCACCAGCCCGGACACGGCCACCGCAGCCCACACCTCAGCTGCCACCGTCAACCTCCCGCCGCTCAGGCACCGGATGACCGGCGGCGTCTTCCATCAGCACCTGCCGCGCCCGGTTACACGCCGGGCAGTCCACCGTGGCCAGCCGCTGGTCGGCGAGCACGTCGGCGATCCGCCGCAGCCGTGCCTGCGCGTCGCTGGCCTGCCGGCCGACGTGCTCGGCGGCGGTCTGCGCCGCGGCGGCCCGGGCCTGCGCCGCATCTCTGGCCTTACCGGCTGCCCGGGCGGCGGCGCGGGTCTCCACCAGATGGCCAGTGAGACGGTCCACTCGGGCTTCGGCGGCGGTCGCCCGCTGCCTGGCCCTGGCGAGCCGGTCAGCCCGCCCGGCGGCCCGGTCGGCCCAGCCGGACATCCACCCCCAGCGGCTCACGGGAGAACCCCGACCGGGCCACACGGGGCCAGCAGCGGCAGCCGGCCGTTGCGGCGCGCCACCCTGTCAGCCCACATCTCCAGCCCGGCCCGGCTGGTCGGCCTGGGCCGCCAGCCGGGTGGGGACACCGCCCGGGCGACCACCGTGCACCGCAGCGTCACCGGCAGCATCTCGGCCAGCCGGCGCATCGACGGCGGCACCTCCTCCCAGTCATGCCGCGCCGTGTGAGGACCCCGCACCGCCATCACCCGGGCCGGCTCCTCACAACCCGGGCAGTGCCGGCCGGCGCACGGGCACCGCCGGTCCTCGTCATCACCGTCCAGATCCCCGGCGGCCCAGCACGCCGACGTGTCCGGCCGGGCCGACTCCCACCAGGCCGCCACCTCCTCCCGAAGCCGGCTCCACCACGGCCGGCCGACCTGGACGGCCGGCACCTGGGCCGGAGGCAGCACCGCGTACCCGGCGGGCAGACCGCGCGGGGTGCCCGGCCACGAGTAACGCGACACCACCTGCGGGTCCTGGCTCTCACCCTGCGGGTCCGGCGGCGGGCCGCCTCCACTACGGTCTGGCCGCTGCGGCGGGTCCAGGTCGTCTCCCGGCTCGACCTCCGGGGCCGGCTCCACGTCGGACAGGTCCACCACGGGCAGTGTCGACACCGTGTCGCCCCAGACTGTGGCCAGCAGCTCCCGGGTTTCCCGGTTCACCTCTTCCGCAGCCTCCGCGGTCAGCGCCGGCAAGCGGGGCGGCACGACGGTCACGTCGGATACCCCACGGGGCGGCAGGTCCGATCCGGCCACCTCCACCACCGGAAGCGCCCGGGTCGCCGCCGGTGCGGTCTCTTGCGCCACCCGCACCCGGCCCTGGACTCCCGCCACCCGGGCGTGGTCCCGACCCTCCAGCCGGCCCAACCTGGCCTCCACGTCTTTCAGCAGCATCCGGTCGACGCGGCTCGGACCACGGCCGGACAACCACCCCACGACCAGCGACACACCCATCACCGCCAGCACAGCAGCGGCCAGATACCACCACGGCACCACGTCACTCCTCCTCGTCCTGTCGCTGATGTGGGATCATCTGCGGGCCGGCGGCGACGATCCGCCGGCCCCGCTCGGCCACCTCCGGCATCGCAGCGGTGATGCCCTCGAAGGCCAGCCAGTCGGCCACCTCCGCACGCACCCGCGCCCTGTCCGCTCGCCGCTCGGCGCGGCTGAGGCCGGTGGCACGGCGCCCTTCCAGCAACCCGCCCACAAACCCCGCCACCGCAGCCAGCGTCAGCGCCGCCGCGTACAGCACGGCCACGACCTGCCAGGCGGTCACCGGTCCCACCTGCCCGCCCGGATCCCGGCCAGCAGCTGCCGCCAGCCAGCATGGGCGATCACCAGCACCCCGCCGAACGGCTGGGTCGAGTCCCGCAGCATCACCGTCCGGCTACCAGCCGACGCCTCCACGCAGGCGTTGGAGTCGCATCCCCTCGACCGCCGCCAGCCCATGACCGGGCCGCCTGCCGGGCTCCCCGGCATCGCCGTCTTCCACACCGTCGTGTCCCTTTCTGCTCGGTCCGGCCGCTCGGCCCCGGCCGCCAACACCCCCGTAGCTGGCGGCCAGGCCTACTCGGTCAGCTCACCCGCCGGCACCATGCCGGCGGAAGTCACATCAGGCCAGCACCGGTGGCACAGCGCACTGCCCCGCGCCGGCACATCCCCCACCGCCACCGGAAACTCGGCCAGCAGCACCCCGCACGCCCCCACCCACCCGGGCTCCGGCCACCGCGACACCCGCAGGTGCACTGTCGCTCCCCACTCGACGCACTCGGCACCGAGCCGCTCCATCGGGTCCAGGTCGGCAGGGCAGCGCACCAGCGGTGCAGGGTGTCGGGCCAACAGCTCCTCCCGAGTCACCGCACCCACCTCCCCCGCGCGGGGATTGCCCTCAGCCGGGCAGCCATCGCCACCCGCAGCCGTCCCACCCGCCGCCGGCGTCCGTGCCGCAGCTCGCACCGCAGCACCACCAGCTCCCGGGCCACCTGCCGCTCCACCGGGCTCACCGCGACCGCCCCCGCCTGCGCATCTCCAGCTCCGCCTCCCAGTCGTAGACCGCGGTCCGGTCGGCCAGGTGCGCCTGCCGCACCGCGCGACGCACCCGGGCGGCCCGCTGCTGCCGGACCAGGCGGCGCTGCTCAGCAGCCCGGCGCGGGTGGGGAACGTGAAGCTTCACGACCGCCACCTCCCGCCGTAGGTGGCGGTGCCGACGACCAGCTCCGGCACGATGACGGGGATGAACACCCGCACCCCGTCTCGGTAGCCGGCACGCTGTCCCACATCGGGCCGCCACCGGTCGCATCCGCACCGCTGCTCGACTCGGTGGCCGCACTGCCGGGTGCGCACCAGGCCGGCCAGCGTGGCCGCCGTGCAGCACTCCGGAGATCCGGCGGGGAGCATGCACCGGCGGCAGGCCGGGCGGCGGCACGGGCCGCAAACGGGGGCGTAGGTCCACTCCCCGCACTCGCACAACCGCAGCGGACCTACCCGGGCGGTCATGACCCACCACCGGGCGGCAGCCCGACCAGCTCCCGCAGCTTCACATGCGCGGCTTCCCGGTCCGGTAACTCGAACACGGTGCGGCCCGGGCCGCACTGCTTGACCTCCCAAACCAGGTCGGAGGGCCGGCGGCGGGCATACGCGACACACCGCCGCCCGTGGGCCGGGTCGTACACGTAGGTGGCCACGGGCCTCTCCGCCCACCGCAGGCCGCTCGCGGTCTCAGCCGGCATCGCTCACACCGCCTTCCAGCAGCATGTACACCTCGGACTCGCGGAACCGGTGGTGGCCACCCGGGGTTTTCAGGCTGCCGATGCGGCCTGCCGCCACCCAGCGGGTCACAGTTTTCGGATCGACGCCAAAAAGGGCGGCGAGTTGTCCCGGTGTCAGCAGCCGCTCCCGACCGTCCAGGAGATCATCGGCCAGAGCCCGTCCCTCGCTAGCCATGCAGGTCCCCCACTCTTCCGTCGGCAAGCACAAGACGACGTGCTCGCCGCTGTTCCGCACGCGCCGCTCGTTGGCGATCTGCCTTGCAGGCACGGCACTCCCGCGACCCGCCGGGAGGGGTGTATGAGTTCTCAGGCGTGAACGGATGCCCGCGTTGGCAATGGGTCGCCGGGTCTCGCGGGTGCGGTATGTACCTCATCGCCTGGCGTTGCCTGGCGCAGGTTTTGCAGTAACGGCGTCGCTGCTTCCCGCCCCGGCGACCCAGCACGCCGTCAAACGGGTGACCGTCTGGGCAGTGCGTACGCATGGCGTGCAATCGGGCAATGCCGTAGCCACGGCGCTTGTTCTCCTCGGGCGTGACTATCTCGGCGTCATCCGGGTTCACGCACGCGTGAATCCTGCACAGATGGTCGTACTCCATGCCGTCAGGGATCGGCCCTACCAGCAGCTCCCACACCGCCCGATGTGCGGGCATGTTGCCCGACCCGCGTCGTCCTCGTCCGATGACGCCATAGCCCGCGCCGTCAAGGGTTCCCCGCCAGAGCCAGCAACCGACGGTGACCTCCACGTACGAGAAGACCCTCAACGGAAAGGACTCGGACGTACGGAGCACGGGCAGGAAGTCCTGGATGCGCAGCCAGGCGGCCACCTCGGTCGGTAGCAGCATCCGGTCGGTCTCAGGCGCCATCGCTGTCACCTCCCGCCGGGAGCCGGGGTGGTGGCAGGTCCGTCGGGGTGGACACGACCAGCGGTAGCCCGCACGGCAGCCGACCCACCCACTCCCGCCGACCCCCGTCGTCGCCTGGCGTCTCCACATCACTGTCGAGCCGCTGTAGCAGCGCCCGGGCGGTGGCCGGGTTGGCGGTGGACACCCGCAGCGTCTGCCCGTCCCACCCGGCCGGGGTCAGCAGCGCCCCCGCCAGGGCGGTGTGTGCCAGGTCCCGGTCACCCACGGCCACGGCGATCACCCCCCTCACCCAGTTCGGCCACCCGCGCGGCCACAGCCTGGCTGCGCGCCAGCGCCTGGTCGGCCAGGTAGCCCATCCACCGTGTCTTGTCGTCCAGCGGGTTCCGGTTGACCTGCCGCCAGCCGACGGCCCGGGCGACACCGCCCAGGTCCGCATCCGGCCACCGGCGGCTCACGGCGCACCGCCCGAGGTGGCGCGGCCGGTGGCGATCAGCCGCCGCCACGTGGCGGTGAGCTGGTCGTAGTCGCCGCCCATCCCCAGGTTGAACCCCAGCAAGAACGCATCGCTGAAGCTCAGGCCATGCCGGCGCAGAAAGGCTGCGTACACCCCGGCTAGCTGCCCGCCGATGCACCGGGTGCAGTTTTGGAGGTCGAGTCGGTCACGGTCGATCCGCTGGCGCCAGCCGGGTTCGTGCTCGTCCAGCCAGGTCATGCCCGCTGCTACCCGCTCAGCGATAGTGCTCATCGGACCCCCGTACCGCTTGAACCAGGCGGCGAACGAGTCCGGCACCATCGGCCGGGGGCTGTCGTCCGGGTCCGGCGGCGGGTCCGGCGGCGGGTCCGGCGGCGGGTCCGGCTGCACCGGCCGGGGCTCCCAGGCCGGTGCCGGGGTCCGCTCCGGTGGCCAGTCGGTCGGAAGATCGAGACCCTTCCGCTGGTCTTGCTGCCGCCGGGGCCCGCTCACCGCAGCCACCCCACCGCCGGCGGCCACGCCACCGCCACGATCGCAGCGGCGAACAGCACCACCAGCACCGCGGTGCCCAGCGTGCTGAACCGGCGGCGGGTCAACGCCCGGCCGGCCGCCCGGGACGCATACACCGTCCCGGATCGGTTAACCTCTCTCACGGGGATCAGCTCCTTTCGACGTTGGTGATCCCTAGCGCCCTGCCGCACCACCTGCGGCGGGGCGCGTCCACATCTGGTGGGCTCCGATTTGACTTCCCCGAGCTCGATGCCCGTTGACTTCCTCCCCACGGATGAATCCGGGGGATTCCCGCACCTCGCGGATACGGATTCCTGTTTCAACGCCGACCGCCGCCCCCGAACCAAGGTTCGGGGAGGGTCTTACACCAGCTCCGCAGGCGTTCGGGTCGTCTCCGGCCCCGGATTCCGCCAGCCCGGCGGTACCGCTTGCGACATCGGAACGGCGATAGTCGGAAGATCCAAGCCATTCCGCTGGCGGCATGGGTTGGGTGGCCGCCCCGGCACACCCACTCGGGGCGGCCACCATCACCCGGCGCGGCGCGGCTCCCATCGCGCCGTCAAGCCGGGGGTCTGTGGGCCGGCCAGCCCCGGGGGGTTGGGACCAGCCGGCCCGGTGCCCGCCGCCGGGGGTCACCGCGGCGGGCGTCAGGGGAAGCAGTGTGGTGGCAGCCCCGCCCCCGTCGGCGCGGACACGCGGGGCTGCCACCGGGCCACGCCGGCCGGCGGCAGCCGGACGTGGCCGTTGACGGGCCGGGCGTCGGCCGTGGCGAAGCATCCGTGCCACCACCAGCAGCGCCAGCACCCAGCCGCCGGACACCGCCACGCCACCAACGGCCAGCAGCCACGCACCGTACGGGGTCACACCGTCCACCACCCAGCCACCAGCGCGGCCAGCAGCAGTCCCGGCAGCACCCCCCGGGACACCCCGGCCAGCAGGTCCCCGGCCAGCGGCGACGTGATCCACACACGCAGAGTCCGGAGCACAGCTACTCGCCTCCCGCCCCAGCGGGAGTCGGCGGTCGCAGGTCTTCAAAACGCCGCGCGCCCTGCTCGCGCAACCACGCGGCAACGAGCTGAGCGCCGCGACGGGCATTCATCCGGGCCTCAACCCACTTGTCCTGCTCGCGCCCGCTCTCCAGTTCCCACTCAGTGAAGTCCTCCGGCCCCGCAGCTCCAATACGGACCCGACTGGTCTTGCCGATGGACAGCGGTAGCCGCAGATCATCGAACAGCACGACCTGCCAGCCGTCCTCACCCCATCCGAGCGGGAGGCGGCCGGTCTCGTAGATGCTGCGCAGCAGCTTGTTCGCGCGCTTCGTTGCATGCCCTTCGCGTTGGTACACGCGACGCCGGGCAGCGTCGGCGATCACCCCTGCGTTGTCGTTGCGTTCCAGCAGCGCGTCCCGTGCGCGCTGGACCGCATCGTCCATCCACTCTTTGTCGTTTGGGTCGTATCGCTCGGGCCGGAGCTGCGCGAGCCACTGGTCGATCAGGTGGTTCAGTTCCTTGTCGCCTGGCGACTCCTCGTCGGGCTGTACCTCGTCGGGCTCCTCCGGCACGAAGTCTGGGTCATGCATGGTCACGCCCCCGCGATCTGCTTGATGATTAGGTCCAGTTCTTCCTGGTCACGCTCGCCGAGGCCGTCCACAATCGCCTGGACGTACGGGTTCTCCGGGCTAGCGACAACGGTCTGGACAGCACTCCAGCCGCTGATCACCTGCCGCAGCCGGTCCTGGTTCCGAAAGATCGCCTCGGTGCGCTCTTCCTGCCACTGCCGGGCAAGCGTGGCGGCCTCGTTCCAGGTGATCGACCCCTCCTCGGCTCGATCCCCGAAGGTCGGCGCTGGCGCACCGTCAGCGTTGCGGGCCTTGTCGATTCTGGCGACCGTCTCCCGGTCGCGGACCTCGGCCAGTGCACCGTCGATGTCGCGGACGCCAGAATCGACCAAGGCAGCCAGATCGTCCGGCAGGCGGGTGAGCTTCTCCGCATTGGCGGTTTCGATGTCCCGCTTATCCTTCGCACGGGTAAAGGCGGCATCGAGTGCGACATCTCCGCCTAGCACCTCATCGGCGAGATCGGGCAACCAGTCCAGTACTACGCCCGCATTGGACACTGCCTGAAGCCACGTATTATGGGAGCCCATACTATCGGGGGGGGCGTCGGGTATGCTTCCACGCTTCCATCGGCCCTTCTGGCGCAACCCCTTGTCCACCAACTCGACCGCCACCGCCATCGCGCGCTGCCCGGTCGACAGGAACCGGTGGTGGACGTTCGCGGCGATGATGATGCTCATCGGGTTGCCGCCGTTCACCACCCACGCCGGCTCCACCCCGGCGATCCGGCACGCAGCAACCCGGTTGCGCCCGTCCAGTCCGAGCCCGTCCGGGTTCATCACGCAGGCGTGAAGCTGGCCAGTTTCCTTGATGCTCTCGGCCATGTCCCGAAGCTCCCGCTCGCTGAGCATCGGGAACCGCTCGGCGAACGGATGCCACTCGCCGTTCCAGGTAACCTCGGCCATGCTGTCCTTTCGGGTCTTGGTGCTCATGCGGCGGCCCTCCCGCCCCTGCGGGCCAGCCGGGCAGCGACCGGCTCGACGTTGGCCGCGGAGATGCCCTTGCGGGCCAACTCCAGCCGGATCTCGGCGAGCACCTGGGTCAGCCGCTCGGCAACCTCCCGGCCTTTCGGGCTGTCCGGGTCCAGCGGGGTGACGATCTCGCTCACGCCGCGCTCCGCTCCGGGTCACTACGGACAACCGACCGCGGCGCCCGGTTGTGGATCGGCCGCTCCCCATGGATGGCGTGAAGCTCTGCGGCAGCTGCCTCTCCGCGGGTCCGGCAGCGCGTAACGCTCTCGCGGTGCACGTCCGACCACCAATCTGCTCGGGCGTGATGCTTGCGGCGACCCGCCAGGTTCACGGTGCTACCGACGTAGAGCAGGCGGCCGGAGGTGTCGAAGTAGCGGTAGACAACTGGGCCGGCTTCCGAGCAGATCGGGCACATGCGGTCCTCGGGGGAAGGCTGTGCGATCAGCACCGCATCATGGGTCTGACCACCGCAGAGCCACCGGGCGCCGTAGTGCAGCGATGATCCCCGCAGAACGCTCGCGGCGGCTGCGAAGGCGTGGACCAAGCCGGCACGGCGAGCTGCTCCGTATCGGGTCTTCAGCCGCACAGGCGAGATCCGAACGCCGTAGTTGACGAACGGAGGATCCAGCATGCGGTTCGTGAACGGGGTCAGCTCCCAGGCGCCATATGCCAGGGCCTCGGTGCTCACGCCGGGCTCCGCTCGGCGCCATACGCGCGCAGCCACTCGGCCAGCTCGCGTGCCTGCCGGATGTGGATCGGCTCAACCCCGAGCGCTCGTGCCCAGGCGAGGATCAGTGGTTTGCTGGCCGGCCGGTAGCCCAGCTCAATGTTGCTCAGGGTGTCCGGGTGGACCTCAACGCCCTGCTCCTGGATCAGTTCGGCGAGCCGGCTGAGGGTCACCCCCTTCGCCTCGCGGAACACCCGGAGGCTCACCTGGGGTGGGATCGGGCTGGCCGGACTGTTCATAGCGCTATTCAACGACAGATCAGGACAGGAAGCAAGGTCATGTAGCTCAGCCGTTCGGATGAATCTCAGATAGCGCTAAATGCGGGGCACCCGTCTCCCGTGGGGCGCCAGGCCATTCATAAACACCTGTGGCTAGGGCTAGACCTGTCGCGATCTGTCATGCACAATGCCCTCATGGAGGGGGCTGGGACCAGCGACTGGGGCCGGCTCGCCGAGTACGTGGCCAGACGCCGCAACGAGCTGGGACTCACGCAAGGTGAGGTATACGCCGCCGGTGGACCATCCGTGGCCACCATGCGGATGATCGAGGGCGCGCTTCAGGCCGGCTACCGAGGCAACATTCTCGGCCGGCTGGAGCAGGCGCTCCAGTGGAGATCCGGCAGCGTCCAGGCGGTGCTGGCCGGTGGCGAGCCGGCACCGTCGGACAGGCCCGCCGGCGAGCCGACCAAGCCGCTGCCGCCGGAGGTCCGACGCTGGCTGGCGATCATGGCCGACCCGGACGTGCCCCCCGAGACGAAACGCCGGATGCGGCTCCAGATGCGCCTGTGGGTTGAACAGGTCGACGAGGACCCGGTGTCGCAGACGCCCGACCGGCAGGCCATCGGCTGAGCCGGCCGCTGCGTGCCGTCCCCGACCGGCCCGGCAGGGTCGCCCTCTACGTCCGCGTGTCCGCGCTCATGGGCCGCTCCGGCGACGACTTCCACTCCCCGGCGGTGCAGCTCTCGGCGATGCGCCGGGCAGCGTCGCTGGCCGGGCTGCGGGAGGTCGGCGAGCCGGTCGAGGACCTGGACCAGACCGGCACCCACTTCTCCCGCGACGGCATCGACCGGATCCGCGCCCTGGTGGAGGCGGGGCGGATCGACGCGATCGCCGTCTACGACGTGTCCCGGCTGGGCCGCAACGTGTTGGAGTCGCTCCAGTTCCTGAAGTGGATCAACGACCGGGGGGTGGCAATCGTCTCCGCCTGCGAGCACATCGACACCTCCACCCCGGCCGGGGAGATGATGCTGGTCAACATGCTGGCGGTGGCGCAGTACCGGGCGCGGGAGATCGGACGCGGCTGGGCGGCGGCGATCGCCCGCCGGGCCGAACGGGGGCAGCACCACGGCCGGCCCCTCGGCTACACCCGCAGCGAGGGCCGGCTGGTGCCGGACCCGCTGCTCGGCCCGGTGGTCGCGAAAGCCTGGGCCGACTTCGCCGCCGGGGTGAAGATCGGCAAGATCTGCCAGGAGGTGGCCGACGCCCGCGGCCGGCCGGTCCACCCCGCCAACCTGAAGAAAATCTTCCGCCGGCCGGTGTACCTCGGCCACGTCACCACCCGGACCGGCGAGATCATCACCCGGGACGCGCACCCGCCGCTGGTCGACGAACGGACCTTCGAGCTGGCGCAGCTGCGGCTGGTGCGGGACGCCGGGCTCCCGCCGCGGGTGAAGGAGGTCACCTGGTCACTGGTCGGGCTGCTCTACTGCCCCGAAGGGCACCGGCTGCAACGCCGGCCAACCCGCTACCGGGGGCAGCCGGTCGACCGGCTGGTGTGCGGCTGCGGGCCGTCCCGCGGCGTGGCCGGGGCGTGCCGGGGGGTCGGCACCCCCCGGCTGGCCCCGGTCGAGGCCGAGGTGCTGCGGCGGGTACGCATCTACATCGCGTTCCTGCGCACCGACGACGCCGGCCGGGCCGCGCAGCTCGCCCGCCGGCACACCGCCCGGGCCGACGCGCGGCTGCTGCGCCGCCGGCTCACCCAGGTGACCGACGCGATCGCCCGGCTGTCGAAGGAGCGGGCGCTGGGAGAGCTCGACGACGACGAGTACCACCAACCGGTGGCCGAACTTCGGGAGGAAGCAGCCAGCCTGCGGCTGCGGCTGGCTGACCTGGCCGACGCCGACCGGCAACCCGACCTCCACCAAGCGGCAACCGCCGCGCAGGCGCTGCTGGGCACCTGGCCGGCGATGGACCACGACCAGCGCAACCGGGTGCTGCGGCAGCTGATCCGGCGGGTGGTCGTCCGCCCGGCCGCCTACTGGCGGCAGCCCGAGGCGGACCGGATCGAACCCATCGAGTGGCTTTGACCAGCCGACGGGCTGTTGCCGGTTAGGTCACTGCGACGATAGTGGGGTATCGCTGAGGGGAAACATAGCCCGGTCGATGCCCGCTACCCGCCGTGGATGCGGTCGCCGATCTTACGGGCCAGCGCGATCACCTCAGCGTCCAAACCGGCCGGGGCGGACCCGTTGACCCGCTCCCCCGGTGCCGCCTGCTGGACCAGCAGGGCGACCAGGGTCCGGACCTCCCCCAGCGCCGCCCCCACCTGCCGGTCGGTGTGGCCGTTGATGAGCCGGCAGGCCATGGTGGCGATGGTCGCCAGCGCGGCTGAGCACCCGCACACGGTCATGGTCACCACCACCAGCTCGGTCCCGGCGGCGGCCCAGCCCAGCGCCTTACCCAGCAGGAACACCAGCAGCAGCACGACGAACAGGACGCCCGTGCCCGCGGCGGTGGCGATCAGCGGAAGGTACGGACCCCACCCGGGACTCCCGGACTGTTCGCAGGGCTCTGTTTCGGTGGCCATCTGGGCATCCCCCTCGCGTCCGCCCCCGCCACCGTGCAGCATCCGCCCTGGACGCTGCTCCGCTGCCCCACGACACCGGGGGGTAAGTCACTGGCCTACCACGCTCAGACACGATGGCGCAAGATCTACCCGCCGGTAAGGGGGCTAGCCACGGGAAATCCGACCAACCTGGCATCATCCCATCGCGGTGATTGGATGATGCCGCCTATCGCTCACGGGCTTGGGGGTGGGGTGGACAGGCCACCCAGCGGGGCCTTGCACTCCGCGTCTCCGGCCCCTCGGCCGCTCCGCCGGCGAGGAACGGGCCCGCCGGGCGGCACGGCGGGCGTCGCTCGGAGACCGGCTCTAGGCCAGCGGCTGGTGCCGGGTCCACTTGCGCGGTCGTTGGTCGGGATGCCGCTCGATCACACCAGCCTCATGCAGGCGCGCACGCACATAGGTCTCGGAGACCCCCAACTCGGCCTCCACCCCCCGGATGGAGCCGATCCGCTCGTAGGCATCCACCACCCGCTCGGTGGTTGGCTTCGGCCGCGGCTGGCGTAATGGCAACACGCTGGTGACGCAAGGCAAAACCCTCGACTCCTAGCTCAGCCCTTGACGCACACCACCTGCCGGAGGTGGTGTGCCACCTCCACCAGATCCCGCTGCTCGGCGATCACCTGACCCAAGTCCTTGTACGCTCCGGGGATCTCGTCGACCACCCCAGAGTCCTTGCGGCACTCCACCCCCGCGGTCTGCTCGGCCAGATCCTTCACGGTGAAGGTCCGCTTGGCCTGGCCGCGGGACATCCGCCGGCCGGCACCATGCGACGCCGAGCAGTACGCCGCCTCGTTGCCCAGGCCGCGCACAATGTATGAGCCGGTGCCCATGCTGCCGGGGATGATCCCCAACTCCCCCGCCCCGGCCCGGATCGCCCCCTTGCGGGTCACCAGCAGCTCCACCCCGCCGTAGGTCTCCTCCGCCACGTAGTTGTGGTGGGCGGAGATCGGCTCGTCATAGCGGACCTGCGGCACAGCCTGGGCGAGGACACCGCACAGCAGCGCGAGCATGACCTGCCGGTTCCGGGCGGCGTACTCCTGCGCCCAGCCCAGGTCCGACCGGTAGGCGTCCATCTCCGGGGTGCCGGCCACGAACACGGCCAGGTCCCGGTCAGGCAGGTCCTGGTTGTGCGGCAGCTTCCGGGCGATTGCGATGTGCCGCTCGGCCAGCTCCTTGCCGATGTTCCGGGAGCCGGAGTGCAGCATCAGCCACACCCGGCCGGCGCCGGGCCCGCCCTGCTCGATGCACACCTCGATGAAGTGGTTGCCACCACCCAGCGTGCCCATCTGACATGCCGCGCGGCCGGCCAGCTTCCCCACGCCAGGGTGAAGCTGCCCAAACCTGGACCAAAACCCGTCCCAGCCACGCTGGGTCAGCCCAGGCATCCGCTGCGGGTCGACCGGGCTGTCATGGGAGGAGAACCCGACCGGGATCCGGGCCTCGATCGTCGACCGCAGCCGGGCCAGGTCGTCAGGCAGGTCCGCCTCGACCAGGTTGGTACGCACAGCCGACATCCCACACCCAACATCCACTCCGACCGCGGCCGGGGCCAACGCCTGCCGCATCGCGATCACGGACCCGACGGTGGCGCCCTTGCCGTAGTGCACGTCGGGCATCACCGCCACACCGTCCACCCACGGAAGGTTGCCGATGTTTCGCAGCTGCTGCTGGGCCTGCGGCTCGATCGTCCACGGGTCGGTCCACACCCGCACCTCGGCCCGGGTCCCGGGCAGGGTCATGTACGCCACGGCAGCACTCCTTCAGTCGTCGCTGATCCCGGTGTCGATCCGGGCGTGCCGGGGTTATGAGTCCCGGCTGGGCGCCGACCCACCAGCGTAGTCTCCGCAGCGGATGGCATCGAGGCCGGACCGGGATTCGAACCCGGGTAGACGGGGTTGCAGCCCGCTCCCTAACCACTCGGGCATCCGACCGTGAGCGTCCCCGACTGGATTCGAACCAGCAGCCTCGGCCTTCGGAGGGCCGTGCGCTTCCGTTGCGCCACGGGGACATGGGTGGGAGCGAGAGGGAACCCGCTGTCGTACCTGCGAGGTACGGTCAACCGCATGCGAACACCGGAATCGCGTACCTGCTCTACGTGCAAGTCGACGTTTCGGCCCAATAGCAGGCACCGTGAGTGCGGCGTCTGCCGCGATCAGAAAGCGCGTGTCCGCTATCCCTGCGCGTGCGGCCGGCCGAAACGGCCTGTTGCTAAGGCATGCCGCGACTGCACCTACGGCCCAGTCGGCAACCTACCTACGCTCACCGGGGCTGACGCTGGCTGGCTCGCCGGCCTCCTGGAGGGAGAGGGCACATTCGTAGCCCGGAAGTCCGGCGGTGGCGTCGTCCGGGTCCAGATGACCGACCGTGACGTGACCGATCGCATCCTCACGCTCATTCCCTTTGCCGCGCGGTACGAGTACCAACCCAAGAACCCCCGCCACAAGCCATCCTGGATAGTGCGGGTCCAGCGCCGCGCCTACGTCTCCTGGCTCGTCCAGCAGACCGCATCATACCTAGGGCAGCGTCGCCGGGCAGCAGTAGCGCGACTGCTTGCAAACTTCGTTGACGCGCCACCGATGCCCGCAGCCCGGCGATGGGACCTCACAATTGCCGACCCAGTTGGCGCTGCGTGGACAGCTGGCCTCATCGAAGGCGAGGGATCAATTCTGCGGACAGGAGTTAGTCTGGCCTCAATCGATCGAGATGTAATAGACAGACTCGCCACCACCGCTGGCACTGGTCGCGTATACCGGCGCTCCCCGCAGCAGCCCCACCACAACGAGACCTTTGTGTGGAACGTCGGTGCTCGCACAGAGGCGACGGCCGTGTTGCGCGCCATCCGGCCCTGGATGCTCTCCCGGCGCTCTCACGCCATCTCGATGTACTTGGGCTAAGTGCGCGCCCCTGGTGTCGAGCCAGGTCTGCGTAATCCGCGACTGCTTTACAGGCAGCTGGGCGTGCCGCCGCCCACGACGCGCTTGGGGGTGACTGGCGGGTGCCGACCCCGCTCGCTCCCGGGTCACAGCCGGGCGCTCTGCCGTTGAGCTACAGCCACCATGCCGATCGGTGCGTGCGGGGCTCGAACCCGCATCTCCCGCGTCCGGCGCTCTACCGTTGAACTACAGGCACAGTACCCGCGAGTGGTGTCGAACCACCGGCCTCCGCCGTGTGAAAGCGGCGCTCTCCCGTTGAGCTACGCGGGCATGATCTTGCGTGCGCCGGGTGGGGATCGAACCCGACCACAGCCTGCTTATAGGACAGGTCCTGACCCGGGCGGCAACGTGGGCGGAGGTGGCGGAGCTGCTGGGAGTAACAGTGGCGACGGTGAACAAGGCCGTGTCGCGACACCGCGGGGTGTCCCGGCCGAGGTAGCCCGTTACGACGGTGTCGCCAACGGTTCCCGCTCGCTTTCCGGTGGCGGCCAGCGTCGCGGCCAGGGCAAGAAGTCCCCACCATCTGCCACCAGCAGCGACACCCGACCGGGCGCGGCGCACATCCGTAGCGGAACCGCCCGATCCCGCCACCGCTCCAGCCGGACAATCAACGCCGCGAACAGATCCTCCGGCATGTCCCCGGCGAAGTTGGCCTGCAGTTCGGTCACGACCTGGACCACGCCCGATACCTGCTCGCCGGTGTCGCGGTCGGTCCAGCGGCCGTGACCGCCGGTCAACCGGGCCAGGATCTCGCGGCCCTGGGCGACCACTGCGGTGACGGTCAGACCGGACACGTCGCAGTCCAAGTCCGGATCGCCGGGTTGGGCGACCAGCCCGACCAGGCGTTGATCCCCACTCATCGGTCGCTACCCTCCATCAGCCCTCAGCCCCCTCCGGCGGCACCAGCCCGTGCTCCCGGAGCTGCGCCGTGATGTCCGCCTCGGTGCGCCCGTACACCACGATCACCTTGCCGGCGTAGCCGAGCTGGTCGCCGTCGAAGGCGATCGGCTCCCCGGCCGCCAGCCGGGCCACGTTCTCCCCGGACAGGCCGAGCAGCATGAACGGCCGGCCGCCGAGCTGCCCGGACGCGCGGATCACGACCCGCCTCCCCAGAACGCGAAAACCGCTGCGACGACCAGCATGTTGACGACCACGACCCTCAGGGCACTACCGGGTGTGATCGGCTCCCGCGGCTTGCCGACGCTGAGGACGGCCCCTGCCGCATTGACCACCAGCAAGGCGACCAGTAGCCACTTCACGAGTTCAGCCACCGCTATCCCCCGTCGCCAACCGGCGACGCTCGGCGCGCAGGGCCTCCACCGGCATCACGGCTGAGTCTCCTTCCGGCGCCGCCTTCGTCGCTGCTCCTCGCGCTGCGCCCGCTCAGCCGACGGCAGCATCATGGCGCGGAGCTGCTGCTCGGTGTAGGTCGCGGCGGCGCTGATCTCCCGCCAGGTCAGCGCCTTGCGGGCGGCCGGCAGCTCACCGGCTACTTCGCGGCGGATGCGTGCCAGCGCGGCCAGCGCCGCTCGGCGTTCCTCGCCGAGTTGGCGCAGCTTGGTCCGGTCGTAGGTCACGCGACCATGGTCGCACACGACGGTAGCCATTGCGTAAGCCTCTGCCTGATCGTCGGTCAGGTTCACCCGAAAGGGTGAAGGCTTGCGGTAGCCGTCGCGCAATGGCTTTGGTAGACTGAAGACACAAAAGCAGAGAGGGACCCAGGGGAAAACGAGATCAGCTCCCCACCGCGTAGCAAGACGCCAGGGTCAGCGAAAGACAGATCGAAATCCTGGTGCCACGAGGGGAGCTGATCGTTTCCCCGCGCTCCCACCCTGGGCGTACCCAGCACCGCTGGGCGGCCTCACTGGGAGGCACATCCGACGGCTCCCCCCGTGGCACCAGGACACCTGCGATTGCGCGGCCGGCCGGCAGGCCAGGCAGCCGAGAGAGGCACCCGGGAGGGTGCCGAGCACACCGGATCACCGGTCACCCGCCCGTCAGCGGGGCGCGCCGAGTTCCCCAGGTCTGACGGGGCCACCGGGGGGCGGGAGCCGACACCGGCCGGCCACGCAACCGCAGGAGAGAGGACGATCATGAAGACCTACGAAGACCGGATCCGGTGCGCCTACCGCCACCTCACCACCCAGCCCGGGCAACTGGTCGGGCTCGGCGACCTCCGC